ACTTACCAATACCTCCAGCACTAGCCTGCCCAGCACTAGCCTGCCCAGCACTAGCACCGTATCTATTCCCAGTGAGCTGTCTTGCTGTCCCTAGGATAGAATTACCAAAGTTACCGGTTAATAGGTTGTCGGATGGTCCACTGGGATCGTAGTAACTACGCATAGACCCCATGTCAGGCATATGGGCAGGAGCACCGAGACGTGCTGGCTGCGCTATTTCACCTATTAGAGGAGTTTTACCTTTAGGAATAATTGGATATGCCATATCAACCTATCTGCATCTGTGTTGAGGTATGTGGTGTTCCTTCCATACCTTCAGCTATCGGACCACGTTGTACCTGCATACCAGACTGCCATGAACGATATGTTGGGGTATATCGGTCGATGTTTAGAACTGCTCCGATGGTCCAAGTCTGGCGACGGCCCTTTTTAGAAGGAAACAATTCCTGACCAACGATAGCTGCGGGACGCATTTCTCGTAGCCATTTGGCAGGAACAGTAGCGGTATTAAGCGCCTGCGTTACGATCATCTCTGATCGTGAAGAGAATGGATTAGGAGAATTAGTGAATTCAGGAGGATTAATAGCTCTAGGTGAGTTACGTGGCGTATTACGAGGAGATCCCCCCATTGATTCGTTGGCCATTACTCACCTCCAGTTCGGTATCAACGTACGTAGTCTACTACGTCGCTGCTCATCTATAATCTCCATATGGGGTCTATCAACAACAGTTGGAATACCTTTCGGCCCAGCTTTACCATCGTTTGTAAGCATCATAGGAGCTATGCCTGAGGGGGCGAACTTCCTACCCTTTGCTTCGTACTGAAGGCCAGTCATTAGGTTGAACTCATCGGGCCAAAAGTAGTCACCCGGATTTACTCGTTCACCTTTATGCACGCCGCGTCCATATGAACGAGTATTGGTACGCATACTTCCAAGTTTGTCATCACGACGGTCAGTCATGGTACCCAAATAGCCGTCAGGATATTGAGCCTCTGGAGTCACAGCAAACTGCTGCATCTTTTGATCTTTAGCGCTACGGAATGAAGGCATAGGACCAAGATCCACTTGCGTGGATAGACGAGATTGAGGGTCATATGCCCCCCAGCTATTGAAGGTTTGCTGGTTTATGGCGATGGGGGGCCTCCCTGACCTGCGAGGAATGATATGAGAGTACCTTCACGCCCCCCACCTATTGGTGATACAGGCTTAGGGGCATTCTTCTTAGCTTTTTCTGCCGCCATACGGTGAGGGGTACGATATGTATCGCCTGTAACTACCAGCGGCATAATGTCACCATTGATCCTTTGGATGAGATACGTGAAATGGTTCAAAGTTCTCTTTAGTGCAAACCTTCTTGAACCGATCCGGTACAAGGTATTCCCATTTGTCTTCCTCCTCAATATCAGAGTTGATATGTCGGTATTCGCCTTGCTTTGATGTCATTTGAGGTTATGCCTTCTTACCTTTTCCTGTGTTCTTAGCTACCTTTTCATCGTAACTCTTTGAATATTCCTTGTTCTCTCCAATCCATTTACGCATAGCACCTATATCGCCGGGATTGAAATTGGGATCATATTCTGGAGATGGTCCGAATAAAGATGAGGGCTTAATTCGGTACGGGAATTGATTTGGATGAAGTTTATCTGATGCCGACATTATGCCTTCTTACTTCTTTTGCTCGGAGCCTTGGCGGCTGTCTTGCCCCTATTTTGGAATGCCTCAGCCCGAGCGGCATCTTTTGCTCTCTGCTCAGCAAACCACGCCGCATTGTCATTAGCAGTGGTATCAGCCTTCTTAACAGTTGTTTTAGCAGCGGGCTTAACAGTTGTTTTAGCAGCGGGCTTGGCTGTTGCCTTTTTCTCTGCCCGTTTAGCTACTTCCTTAGTGGAGCGCTCTGGGCGAATGATCCTAGGAGCCTTACCACGAATCTTAGGAGCCTTTGTGTCAGGGTCACCTTCGATACCAGAGACGTACGGGGTACGCTTGTCCAACGGTTTAACCGTACCAGTAAACGGTTTTGGTCCACTAAAAATGGATTCCTTAGCTGGACTTGATACTGAATCCTTAGGCTTTTTACGAGCCGCTGCCTCTCGCTCATCCGCAAGCATACGTCCCGATGGGGACTTAGCAGTAGACAAGGGGATAGGACTCTTCTCGACGGGGCGTTGGCGTGCGTCCGCAGCAGGTTTTCCAATCTTACGTACCCTTGCCTCCGTCTTTGGTGGACGTTCTCCCGGCTCACCAATCTTATAAGTCGATACTGACTCCTCCGTCGCAGGAGTAAATTCAGATTTAGCTCCCTTAGTACTCTTACTCCTCGGATCAAAGGTCTGACCTCCAATACCTCCGCCCTTCTTAGTATTCATAACTGGGGCATTAGCAACAGGAGATTTAGCAGAGGCAGTATACGATGGAATATCAGATTTACGTTTAGTGGTTTGGGGGGGGGTATTACCTGTATCAGGAAGTTTAGCGGCCTTAGGAGCAGACTTGATGTCATTACCCATCAAGTTACCCTTCATAGCATCAAGGGTAATACCTTGCTCAGTGTGCTGAATAACTGCCTCTGGACGGCCGTAGAAGACTCCATGACCGCCTACAGAGTACTGCGGAGTTACCAACATCTGACGCTTCGACTTACCCGGCACATTGAAGGTCGTACCGGGCTTTGGATACAACGATTCCTTACTACCGCTGTCACCGGACTCAGCAGGAAGTACAAGCCCTGCTCCTTTACCAGCATAGCTTTCCTTAGATCCCCTTACAGTACCTTTACGTCCCAAAGCCTTTTTCCAGCTACTACGACGTAGCTCTCCCACTACTGGAACGTCCTTGGTTACTTCTTTTTGAACTATTCTTCTATTTGATGGTGTTCCAGTTTGATCCCATTGCAGATAGGACGCTGCTCGCCTATCTCCAACTATGCGGGGTTCAACTTTGTAACCTTTGTTCTCTCCCTGAGTACGGGGATCTCTACGCTCAGAGCGGACAGGGGTATACGTAGCGGCACCGCCAGTAACTCCTTTATCATACCTATTAGCATGAAGTCCTACGCTGCTATCTTTAGCTTTCCGACCAGTGGAACTTTCCTTACCAGTCTTAACATCAAAAGAGACGCTTGGAATTTCCTGATTCTCACGGGGGATAATTAGCTTGTGATGTCCGAGCCTACTAGCCTCGTCAAGTTGGTTAATAATAGCGGGTTCAAAGTTACCGAGACCAGCCGCCATTTTAGCTTGACGCTTTTCCTGTTCACCGGGAAGGGCACTTCGATCCTCTTTGGTTGGAGATGAAGTTCGCGGGTCGAATGGACCATGCCGCCCCACGAAGGGGCGATCCTCCCTACGAGATTTGCTAGGATCAACAGGAGTATTCCTCTTGACCATGGGTCCAGCAAGACCATGATCCGTCGGATCGCCATGTTGTCCTGCAACGGTCCTCTTCAGTGCCTCAAAAGACCTCCGATTAGCGTGTCTGCTGGTGTCTTCCCCATTAGCCATTACGCACTCCTAGAAGATGTTAAGTATGAAATAATCATATCATAGTATCAACGAATGACAGGTTTGATAGAGATCGCTGAGATAGTATCTCCCGTCTCCCCTTCGACATCATCAAATCCTATAATAAATAGAAGATCTATGCCTCGGGGAGCAACGAAGCCACGTGCAATAGCACATGCTTTAGCTGCTTGATTGACAGCACTGGCACCAATGGCACGGAGCTTTGGGGTTTGCCCAGCTACGACGGCCCTTGCGAGAATGCTTCCAACACTTTGCGGGTTACTAGACCCACCAACGCGAATCATATCATCAGACGGTTCGATACTCATTGATACTCCTTAGCAAACGACTTATATCGCTTCTAATCCTATCAGAGGTAACCTGCGTCTTTTAGGAGATCAGCTAGATCTTCCAATCTAAGTAATGCATACGTATTGCCTAGAGTTTTAGTACCTACACCGGGCCGCTTAAATACAACTATGGGAAGTGCATCACCGCCTACTTTTGCCATTTGAGACTGTGTAACAGCGTCATTTAGCCAGCCAGATAGATGAAATGTCTTGTGGTTTTTGCACTGTATAATAGATTGTCTATGGGGTGCTTTGATGCCGTTTATATCACCGCTATCCATCGCCCCACTTGTGGCAGGACGGTAGGCATTACCGAATCCCTTTTCTTTGAGATAATCAACTACCTGAGTCTCAAAGGTCGTCCCTTTAGCCTTCATACGGTTGCCTGAACTCACGTAGTAGACACCATGAAAGGCACTCCATGTCCGGCTGCAATGATTCTCTGAGAAAGACTAAGTGATGCATGATCCTGAGCAGGCCATATATTAGCTAACCAGCGGCCAAACGAATCTGCTTTGGCAGTCTCAATATATAGAGGCCAAGGTGATCCATCATCCCATGACCGGAGCATATTATCAGTAAAGTTCATAGCTGCCACTCCCGCAACATGGGAGGCAGTGCGATGAATCTCGTGACAGTTAACTCCTAGCAGGCGCATATGATCGGTACGAGTGGTACCAAACCCTGTATCTACAACAAGTTCAACGGTATCCCCGTCTACTGCTCGTACAAATTTAGCTGGGTAGCGATAAAAGAAAGGTAATGTAGCCATTACTGAAGTCTACTATCCAATATATGACCAATGTACGCAAAGCCTTCCATCATTGTAATCAAATCATGGAGTTGCTTGGGGTCAAGATTCTTCCAACTTCCTTTGCTATCTTTATCAACAGATGGCAGCATCTGTGCAAGTTCGTACCGTTCATCATCAGTAAGACCTATATCAGTAGCCATACTAAAGGCTTTGCGTAACCTATTCTGACGCTTCTCTTCAATGATGTTCTCGGAATCCTCTGGGAGGGGTCCTCTTACGATGTTTCTCATACCGGCTTCCAACATGAAGTCTTGTAGGGACAGTACTTACAGGTATCGCATGTCTTATGCGTGGCTGATGCTGGCCTATCTGGGGTGGTTTTAGTGTGGAGGGCAGAAATTACTTCTACCGCTCCTACAAGTATGCCATTTACCAAGTTGGGGTCGAACTTTATGGAGAACTCTTTGATGTCTTGTGTCGGCTTCCACTCATAGACAACGACAGCATCATGTACGCCAAAGCAATACATGTAAAGCTGGATCTGACGGTTGTGGGAGGCAAGTGGGCGCTTGATGCGCTTCCACAGTTCGTCTAATCCAATCGAACCATCGGAATACGGCTTGTATAGAGCGGGGGCATCCATGCGGATCGTACCTAGTCCTACGCTCTTGATCTCTACGAGGGCTTGCCCTTTGTCGTCTTCGATAAGACCGTCCGCATGGCCTAGGATCATGTGCTCTTCGTTACGGATAGGAATCTCTGCGTATACGAGGTCCATCTCGTAACAGGACGGGCATCGGTCAGGAGACTTAGCCCACCACTTGTGGGAGCACCTCTTACACTTCCAGTCCCCTACAAGCATTCCCGTCTTGTACATCCAGTGCTGCCATTTAGCATGGATAGAGTGCCCTTCCTCAAAGATGTTCAACCGTTGGAAACTGAACGAGTCAGGATCACTTACTTCGGTATCAGTAATCTTGTAATAGGACTGACGGGGGCACCAGTTCTCCTTAGCCATTTCTGATGGATGGAGATGGACGGTATCACGCTGGGCATTACGTTCTGCCGAATCGTGAAGTAATACCCGCTCAATGACTCCAAGGAGGCGACGTTCTGCTGTAGAAGATAGCATCTCTTTGTAAGTCTTAAGGTACCAAGGGATTGTATCGCTCATTCGATGCCAGCTATCTCTAAGAAGTCGTCTTCAAGTAAGACTACATAGTTGTGACCGCCCAAGTCAAATTGGAGAACAGGAATCCTGCTAGATGCTATGGCGTTCTTGGTCAAATCACGTAGGTCAATAGCTTTGACACTATATGACTTGGCGTTGATATCCATCTTGGTCTTATTCTCAATAAGGAAACGCTCAGTTGTCACGTCATTCTTACGCTTCCAACCAGCTCCAGACATGATATTTCGGGAGCCGTTGTACTTCTCAGCAGTGCGCTTCTCTTGAGCGTCTGACTTCTTCTGTACGTCAGTCCTGCTCATCTTCGTCCTCGTACGCAAGGTCACTTACGGGGGCGGTCATGGTGTCACGCTCGGCAACGGCAGCAAAGGCTGACTCCCATAGGTCACGCTGTAAGTCCAAGTCCTCACGAACGGCAGCAGGGATGATCGTCGTAGCGCAATCCTTACCACGCCACGTGTTCTCCTTAAAGCTGTACGTCGCACCTCGGCGCTCAATGACTCCAAGCGACAGACAGACGTTGACCATATCCTTGATGGTATCGAACTGTCCCATCTTAAATGCACCATTCTTAGTGTCTGCGAAATAGAAGTCAACCTGTGCCACTTGCTGTGGACGGTAGGTCTTATTCTTGAAGACTCGGGTCTTGATGGTCTGACCCACACGATCTTCGATACTGCTACTTTCCTTGATCCACTCAGCGTTAGTGACTTCCATACGAGTGAAGAAGTAATAATTCTTGGCCTTACCGCCGGGGGTCGTACGGGGATCACCGAACATGACGCCAATCTTGTCACGCCACTGGTTGATAGCAATCATCGTACAACCACGCTCTTCGTCAGTAAGACTGCGACGTTGTGCTACGGCTGACTTCTTGAAGAAGCGACTGAGAATCTGTGCGCCCGTAGCGACCGAAGGCTCGTCCATATCCTTATTCATTTCGGTGACTGTCACCATAGCGGGCAAGGAGTCTAGCACGACTAGATCGACGGCACGGTTAGACACGGCCTTGAGAACTAGGTCCAGTGCAGGTTCCATTTCATTGGTCTCAATGACCCACATGCGATCAAGGTCTACCCCAAATGATGCTGCATACGATGGGACGTATTCCTCGGCAGCTACCCACAAGGCAATGAAGTTAGGATCTAGTGCTTGGTTGGCAGCGATGGTCTTGTAGCAGAGGGCGGTTTTACCGCTGCTCTCTAGTCCAACGATCTCATTCCACTGGTTCTTAGCCCAGCCCCCGCCAAGGGCAAGATCATAGGCAAGGATACCTGTGGTGAGATGAGGCACTTCTTGCCTAGCCTCTGATCCTAAGATGAGGATAGGAGCCTTCATCTTCTTATTGATATCGGATGCTAGCTCTTGTAACGTCCTGAAACGGTCGTCAGCCATATTATTGTTCTCCACTTTATAGTTGTCTTTATAGTTGTCTTGTCTTTTAATGTTCTTACTAATAACTATTAATAATACTAACTATTATACCCAGTTAGATCGGTCTCCCTGAATTGTTCCATCTTGCCGCCACCCACATTCAAAGCATCTAGCGGCAGCACGGGCCATTGCTCCAGAATTAATGTTATGAACGGAGCTTGCGTTGCTCATACCAAACATATTCTTAGACCCGCAGCTAGGGCAAGTGTTATGGCCCTCTTGACGCATGGCCTGCCCGCCCTTGAGTCCCCAAGTATTAAGAGCTTCAATAAGTCCCTTTTCCGTAGAAGGAGATTCCTCATAAACAGGAGGAGGCGCTTGTTGCTGATACTGCTGTGGAGGCTGTCGGTACTGCTGCGGTTGTGGCTGCTGATATGGATGCGGCTGAGGCTGTGGTGTGCCACCTAGCTTTCTATTCCACCAGTCAGAATTGCTCATAGTCATCATCCTCGTCGTCCTCGTAGTCTGGATCAAAGTCCATATGTCCGATATCTTCTTTGTAACTATATTCCAAGTAATCAATAGGAATTGTTGTCTCAGTATCAGGATCGTACTCCGCTAATACAATAGTAGGAGAATACGCCAGCATTATAAGACCTTCCTCTTGTAGACGCATAAGAGTAGCGGCCATAAGAGATACGAAGGCACTGTATGTAGAAGCCATATGGTCAAGATCCCAATCAGGTTGACAAATGAGATGAGTCATCCAACTGGCAGATTCTTTGGCTATATCAAGAACTCCCGATGCATTGAGCGCCGCCCATCGTCGAAGTACTGCCATACGTTCAAGAAATACCCCCTGATCGTCGGGAGTGCCGTACCCAATTTTTGCTGCTAATTCTTGCCCATCAGTAACGGACATATTGAGTATAAAATTTCGATGGTCAAGCGTTTTACCCATACGGAGTTACCCCTTAGCGTCGTACCAAGACCCAGCATACCCTGCTGAAACTTTAATAGGTATACCTTTAATGATACTCCCATCGCCCATAGCATGTGTGATCTTGGGTTCCCATTCTCGTAGTTCTTCGGTGGGTACTGATAGTACAAGTTCGTCATGTACCTGAATGAGAAGCTTTACCTTTGTATTACGGATGAGTTTGTCCACATTAACAATTGCCTGCTTGCACATCTCGGCAGCAGTGCCTTGGACAATAGCATTCACGGCTTGGCGCTCGGCCGTCATGCGGAGAATACGTATCTTCTCATCGTTTCCAATGAGATTTAGATCAGGAAGTCTACGACGACGACCCCCCATAGTCTCAACATAACCAAGACGACGACCACGGACTACGACTTGTAACTTCCAGTCCGTCATACCTTGATATGCCTTGTTATATTCTTTAATAACATCCTTAGCCCTATCGAGAGTAATGACTCCGTTAGTGCTTTCTACCAAGCGTTTGGCTCCTCCACCGAATCCCATGAGGAAGTTGGGGGTCTTTCCATACACCTGACGCTCTTCGGAGGTGACATCATCTACGTGCTTGCCAAGGATAAGGGAAGCTGTACCGGAGTGAACGTCGATACCGCTCAAGAAGATCTTGGTGAGGTTCTTATCTCCTGAGAACATAGCGAGAATACGTAACTCCACCTGATCGTAGTCGGCGTCGAATAGCGAGTTGCCCGGTTCTGCCGTGAACAGAGACCGGACCTTACCATCACGGGGGATATTCTGTAGATTGGGGCCGCTACTACTGAGACGACCGGTAGCCGTACGATGTAAATGGAACTGTGGGTGCAGTCTGCCTGAGTGGAGCATGGGTAGAAGGCCGTCAACATAGGTTGACTTCATCTTCGTGAGTTCCTGCCAGCCGAGAAGGTGGTCAACTACTTCGTGTTTACCACGGAAGGATTCTAGTACATCAGAGTCTACCGATGGGAGGGGGGCAGACTTAACTCCTCCAGAGGTGAACTTAGTAGCCTTGAGGCCAAGTCCCCCCTCTTTCTTACCGGAGAATAGAAGCTGACGCTTATGCATGTTGGAATCGGGATTGAATCCCAGAGGAACATGGGGAGACATCAGCAAGAGTAAATTGTTCATCTCCAGAGTGAGAGACTTACCAAGCTTAGCCATTTCCCGCTTGTTCACCATTACCCCAGCCTGCTCCATACGGGCAATAGGTCCGGTAACGGATATGTCCCCATACATGGCCTTGGTAAGGGAAGGATGCTTTGTAATCTTACGGACGAGCTGAGAGTAGAGCATCCATGTCCACCGTGCGTCAAGATGTACATAGTAGCAAGCCTTGCTGAATGATATGTTCTCCATATCAGCACCCAGCTTGCCGTCACGATAATACGGTGACCACTGCTCAAACTGATTACCGATCACCTTTTCCAATGAGTAGCTCATCAAGTTTTCGCTAGCGATGTGCATAAGAATCATGGTGTCAATGAGGTGCCCTTCAGGCATTCCACCAATGCTCTTAGCAATAGACCTAGCATCAAACTTAATATTATGTCCGACCTTAGGGATAGACGGGTCTAGGAACAGGGGCGCTAATGCCCCCCATACCTCTGAAGGAGGGAGTTGCGGAGGGGGAGGAAGGAAGGTTCCCGGTACGAAATATTTAGCCTTGGCTCCTGATTCCTTACCGGATGCGAGGATTGCGCGCATACCGATAGGAGGCACAGTGGTACCATCGCCCCTCTCAGGAGAAGTAAGCATCTCACCGTGAGGATGAGTCATGGGTATAGCCCACGACTGACCACGTACTGCGATACCAATCCAAGTGACTTCATTACGCAGGGGGTCTAACGCCAGATTCTTCGTCCATGCTGCTTCCACTACCTGCTTGCTACGGGCTATGACTGAGAGGTTGGTAGCCTTTAGCTCAGCCTGTTTAATGAGCCATTCCCGCTCAACTTCTTGAATGACTTCGGGGTGATTGTAGATGTTGCCACGGGTCTCTACGTCAAAACAGAAGATTCCTTCCGCAGTGATAGCATCCACAACCTCCTGTAATGCTTCGGAGGTCGATACGTAAGGGGGCAATGCCCCCTTACGTACCTCAATTGGGTTGACCATATTAAGGTCAGTCCGCTCCAATATCCTCTGCGGCAATAGCCTGCAAAGTCTTACGTGGAGTAATCTGAATGATGGAGTTGCTGTACACAGTCTTGCTCAACTCGCTGAGTTGGCTAGCTGTAAGCGGTGCGTAATCAGGCCAATCTTCCTCAACGTCACGCTCTTTGACCAACTGAATGGCTGTGGCAGCGGAACCTTTCTTGCCCGTCAATGTACAGGCCCAATAGTTCTTGCTCAGGGGACCTTGGGTTGGATTGTTGTGGAAGTTCTTCAACTGATCCAGCACTCGGGGACCAACATCAAAGCTACGGCGGACAGCACCGCCACCCTTCTCCATGAGGAGGACATTGAATGAGAAGCGTGCGCTTGGACGGTCGCCAGCATCGCACAGAGGGCAACCGCTAGGGTCAACAGATGCGAGGCATGTGAACGATTTCTGTCCCGAACGCTCAATCCAGTGCTGATGATAGCTGGCATAAGGGTCATCCTCATCGAACTTGATAAGGACAGGGACGGATGAGAGCTTCAAACGCTGGGCGAATGGGCTATCAGCCGCAATGACTGAATCGGCTGCTCCCCAGCCACGCTTGATAACCCGGTTCGCTGTAGCAACGATCTCAGGACTAACTTGCTCACGCTCTGGAGCGGAGGGAGGAGTGTCGATCTCCTCGGTGGATACTGCACTATCGTCGGTGTCGTCGTAACGGCCCATGGTCTTCTCTTTTCTTGGAGTGTCTTATGTATTGGGGTATTGCTTGAGGTGCTGAATGAACCCAGTCCAATCAGCGGTATTAGGTACGTCCAGTCGGAATTGGTCGAACGCTTCGATCAAATATATTACTTGATCGCGAGTGTACAACCGTCTTCCTTTGACGGGCTTACCTCCTAGGGTAGCACCTTCGGGGGGGCGTGTCCTAATCTTAGGATGAGGCAACCACCCCTTGATTTCCCATGACCGAATGGTCACAGGCTTTCTACCAAGGACTTTAGATACTGCTCCGATGGTGTAACACTGCTGGGGTAATCCTCCAACGGAGTACAGCTTAGAGGGCAGTTCATTGAGAAACACAATCTTGTTGTTTTTTGGAGGAATCTCTCCACCTTTACGATTACGAGGAATCGTATTACCGGGATAATCTTTCATATCTATATCAGGGTTATTGAACGTATCTAATGGATCTCGCACGATCAGTACTCATATTTCTTTTGAGGTGTAGGGGCGGCGAATGCCCACGTTACTTTCTCAGTATTGAATGAGCGCACAACGCCTTCTACTTCTGGATGGAGGAATGCATAGGCAGCAATCTTATCAGGATCAACAAATACCTGAGTTACTGTTGAGGTAACGTCATCAATGATACCCATTTCCTTGGCCCATGCTTCTGCTGCGTCGGCATTCCAAACCTTAGATACACGACGTTCACGCTTAAGTAGGTATTCAGACCCGGCCAACCAGTAGTGGCCAGTTGAGTCCTGCTCTCCTGCTTTCTCCACTTGTGCCATGAGCATGTTCTTGAGTTCATCTTTACGCTCCGTAGCTGCTTTGACGTGTGCGGTTTGCTTAAGGTACTCTTCTGCGAGTCGGTCGATGTTCATGGATGAGACCTTACTCCCGCTATCGAAGAATGTCAATCACTAAACAGTGGATTCTTTCAAGAATGTTGTGAGAGTACCTACATCAATGCTCATAGCACCTTGTTCGTCTTGATGCTTACCGTCCACGAAGGCTTCGTTGACCTGCCGTTTATGCATGAGCATCTCGTACTGTCGCTCTTCGATGCTGCCCTGCATAACAAAGCTGACAATATTAACGTGCGGAAAGGTAGATGATAGCCGTATGATACGCGCCTCTCGTTGTTCTAACTTCCCGCTTGACCACGGAAGGTCGTAGCTGATAAGAAAGTTAGCCATAGGAAGGTCAACTCCATATCCTCCAGCGTCAGACGATAGGAATAGGCGGCACTTGGGATCGGTAGCGAACTTCTGCTTTGCCTGATCTCTAGCTTCTGCTGCCATGCCGCCCATGAACAGGACGCTGCCCGTTGTGTGGGCGGTGGCCTCTTGGATGAGACGCAGATTCTTCTTGAAGAAGGAAAAGAGGACTACCTTGTTTTTAGGGTCTTCGGATAGTATCTCTTCGATAAACTCTACGACTGCTTCTAACTTGGGGGACTTAGACACACCACTCATCCACCCCTCGTCTACGATGTCAGAGGCATAGGCGCTACCCATCGTCGTAGCAGGGTTCTTGTAATCCGTGGCTGACCCCATAACTAGAGCGGGGTTATCGCAGAGCATACGCAAGACAGTGAGGCGAGCCATGATCTGACCCTGCGCTTCGTTGTCATCCCCACCGTTGTAATGGGAAAATAGGCTGAACCCCCCGCCAGCCTTACGCATCACCGCTGAAAGCTGCGCTAGTAGATCATTTGATATACGTCGATATGCCTCAGCACCCTTATTGTCAAACGAAACTGGCACAACTGTGTGGATGATTTTGGGGAGCTGATCCGCAATATCTTCACGGGTCTTGCGAACCATACAGTCTTTCATAGCATTATACATAACTGGTAAGTTGACGTACTTTAGCGCCTTACCCCAGTGATCTCTACGAATGAATGTGCTATCAAATAGCTGGAAAGACCCCAATACGTCCTTATCTACGAACTCCATGATGGAGAACAGTTCTTCGGGACGGTTCTCAATAGGCTGACCCGTCAGAGCATAGCGATAATGAATCGTCTTACCGATCTTCTTGAGCAGTTTAGAGCGCTTGCTCGTACGGTTCTTAATCATGGTGGCTTCGTCAATAATCATTGCACCGAAGGTGCCCATGAACTTCTGATCGTTGACAAGAGTCTCTGGATTGACGATCACATAGCGGGAGCCGATGCTCATACGCCATGCCTTCTCCCGCTGTGCTGGACTACCGTCGATGACTGTTGCCTTAGCATCTGTGAACTTAGCGATTTCTCGTAGCCACTGGAACTTGAGGCTAGCGGGGACGACAACAAGACATCGGTCTACCTCACCTTGGTCATGCAGCTCCTCTAATGCAGAAAGGGTAATGACAGTTTTGCCACCACCCATTACTACACCGAGGAGCATCTGCCCTCTATCTACCATGCGATCTTTAGCGTCCTGCTGATACGGCCAGAGGGTTCCGTTAAAGGTCATGGACAGAGCTTCGTTGTTTTGAACCCTGTGATTTGGGCATCTTGCATATCGCCAACATCCTTATCAGTAGAACCTTTATAATCCCAATACGACACACCTTTGCGAAAAGGAAGGCGCAACTTAGCGAGGCGACGGGTTTCCATAAGGCCTGCTTTGTCAACATACGGATTATCAAGTGCCATGATAAGTCTATCAAACCTTGATAGCAGCAATGTAATTTGATCCGACGATACATTAGCTCCAAAAGATGCTACTGGAGATATATCAGTAGTATCCATAAGCCCTGCAAACCTTACGACATCCAAGGGGGACTCCATGAGCAGAGCGGTGTGCCCTGTTGCTTGGGCTATGCCGAACAAGGTGCGGCCCTTGTGTACACCTGTGGGTACATTGACGAATCTGCCTACACGTTTACCTTGCCACCCCATAAGTTCGCCAAGCGGGGACACGATGGGGATGATCGTCATGTTTTCTTCGGTACCACTTTTGTCAACGGCTACCCCGCCCCATCGAACACCAAACTTGCGTACGGTATCTCCGTCAAGTTGGCGTAGATCAATGATTGACTGGGGAAGAGGAGAGAACTGTGCGTACTTGATCCAGTCAACAGCTACTGCTGGCTCTTCCCAAGCATCAGAACGAGTGAGTCTATCAATACCGTTACGTATAAGTAAGGTATTGATAGCCATGATGCTGTCAGGGTTACCGGTGATCTGACTGACGAGGGTAGGAAGATTGCCTCGCGCACCACAGGTGAAGCAATGCCACAACCCGGAGTCAGTATTCATATACCAAGAATATCGAGAGGACTCTCGTCCTTTGGTCAGGTGGTGAACGGGGCAGCGACCATTGATCTCATCTCCTGATACACGCTTTACGTCTACACCTAGATCCATGATGATGGTAGCTAGGTCTTGCGCCCGTTCAGTCATACGTCTCGTCCATACCTTCTACGTCGTCCTCATGCACCTCAGAGAACTCCATAGTTTTCCAGTCCCATTTAATATGCACTTCTCCACGGGGGGCAGTACGCGCTTCGACTACTCGGATGATGGACTGGTTGTCGATGTCAGGGTTACGTTCCACACCAAGTACCAAGTCTGCGTCCTGACCCATAGCGGATGAATAGCCAATGGCGTCGGCGGTAATCGCACGCGTACGCTTGTTGTTCAATTTCCAACCAAGAGCCTGCGTGGTACCAATGATAGGGATATCAAACCTCTGGCATAGGCGCTTCATTCCTCGGGATACATTGGTGAGTGCTTGCGGGCTACCCTTTGGTTCACCGTTCTGATCGTCCATCAAATACATACCGTCAACCACCACCATGTCAGGTTTCATCTCCTGAATCTTTCCGGCAATAGCATCGACGGTGGTGAGACTGGATGAGTCTTCAGAAAACATGAATGGATGCATATTCTTACGAGCGACCATCATGTCGTGAATACGAGTCATCTCTGCATTGCTCATATCACCACTAAGGATTCTGTCGTAGGGGACTTGAGCATTGAGAGCGTCCAGACGAGAAGCTTGCTCCTCGCTACTCATCTCAAAGGAGATAAGTAGAGGCTTCTTACCATGACGGTGACAAGCTTCTGCCATGATGAGAACGATCAAGCTCTTACCACGCTTTTGCTCTCCCGCTACCACGATGAACTGCTGGGGGCGCAGACCTTGAGTGATCCGGTCTAGGCCGTCGAAACCTGTAGGAATGCCTCGTAGCGTGTTCGGGTTAGCACGCATGAACTCGTAGCGTGCGAAGCGATCTTCCCATGTAGAGATTACGTCAATATCCCGTAGGCGACTGGCTTCAACAGATGCCTTCTGCAATCCTTTGGAGAGGATAGACATAGCACCATCAACATCATCATCCTCAAGCCTGTTCATGGCATTGGCTGTAGCCTCAAGAACTTCCCGCTGCTTGTACGCAGTAAGAATCTCCTCAAAGAGTCCGCTGAATGTTTCGTCGGATGAGTCAAGAACCTCTACGTCACCGAACTGTGAATTGAATGCACGCACAGACGGAACCGCTGCGTGCTTGCTGTTGTAGTCAAGTATCCATAGGTATTTCGGCTCCCATATAGGAGAGAAATGGAATGGCTTAATGCCAGCCTTTACCGACTCAGTAAGAGACTGCGACTCAATGATCTTAGAGATAGCTAGGTGCTCATGTGAAGCCATTAGAATCCCCAAGTTGATCCGGGAGACATGACTGTACTACGGGGTCCAAAGTAGGCGGCGTCACTCTCAAACGGAGTATACAAAGTATGCACATCCCTGTTGTACCTAAAGTCGTCCATAAGTCCCTCTGGATCTTCATATGAATATACGGTTACGGATATTCCTTTACGTGCCAGCCAATGCTCAATCGGTTCAATATATTCGGAATCGTAGTACGTGTATACATCTACGTTTACCTTGAGTTGATTGACCATGTGGCTCAATGATTTGATCGGAAGATCAGCAGGCTTCCATGACCGTACTACGTCGTCTACAGTTATCCCCTGTTGGAGGACAGGCTTCTGCCAAAACTTTCTTTTTACAATGGGGGTGTCGTCCTTAGGTATGACGATCAGGCCCTCAAACATGACAGCCACAGAGCTGGTCAGGAACGATCCAATGTCATTACCTTCCACGGAGAGTCACCGTATCCATATCCTTAGTGGGACCTTCCATCCTACTGGTATAGATATGGCGTATGTCTGCCGCTGAGTGTTCAGAGGTAATGATCGTCGTAAGCATGTGAGCGTGACGATGACGGATCAAACTACCGATCTCATGCTTGGCAAAGTCGGTGAGGCGTTCCTGCCCAAGACCGTCGATGACAAGGATATCCCACGTTCCCTTGATGTACTTCAGGAGGTGCTGGGACGAGTACATCTCAGGAAGACCCTCGCTGGAGTCAAAGGAGTCTTTGACCATAGCAACGTAGTCATCAGTGTCAATGAATCGCCCACTTACCTTGTGATTCTCCATGAGAGCGGTGAGCACATTGACTGCCTGAAAGGTCTTGCCGGTCAATGCATAGCCCTGAATGAGCAGGCTTTTACCGGGGGTGTACGAGGCTATCCATTTGTTAATGGCAGCGATGGATGGATCTTTCCATGTAGGACTGACCGCACGTGTAGCTACTGCATGACGAGCGGGGACTTTGGCATGATAGATGCGCTCTTCCAGTGAGCGGTTACGCCACCAGTTACCGCTCTTCCATTCTCTTGGCGTTTCAAATGATGTCACAGGTACTCCACGATGATCTCAAACTTAGCCGAGGGTCCGTCCCGTTCACTGACAATACACCTATGGCGTATCTCTTCATCGTGTTCGGATGACCAAGGCGGCTGGTCGATGGGGGGAAGACTATCACTACGCACGTAGTCATTAGCAATGAATGCCAAGATACGCGGTCGGTACTCAATGGGGATTGGGTTAGCTGCGAGAAGCTTGTCTTGCACTTCCTTTTTGAGGAAGGTAAGAACAGGACGTGCAACAGTACCCGCAGTGGTTTCGTAGAAGCTATCAATAGCCCGTTTGATATGCTCCTCTGATATGCCCCGTTTAATCAGGCGAGACATACCGATGAACAAAATTGTCCTGTCATCTTCGGAGAAGACTTGGTGCATCTTGGTTTTGGGGTGGGAGGTGAAGTACTCTCTGAGTACCGCTGCCCTACCTCCAATTGGTTTATTCTTCTTTACTTTTGGGGCTACAGAAGGAGTACTGACATCTTCTGACCCTGCTCCATAGATCATATATGCCTTCCATGAGAAATTGAGGGGCGGGAGGAAGGGGAGGAATCCTACTCAGTCACGTGCCGATGCTGGTACGGATACCCTCTTCACCCTTGCGGAAGAAGACTCCCGCCCCTCAAGACTTTATCCGAGGATGATACCCTTTACTGACCGAGACACAACATCCTCAAGCGCTTTTAGTGCAAGTGAACGGTGACGGCCTGCGGGAACATTGGAAATGATGTGCTCACCCAATTGGAAGGCGGCATTGGTAAGGTCATTGATTGTCTCTGTCTCTCTACGGCTTGGTTCGCGAGAGTGGTCGAAGAGGCTGGCACGAAGTTCCTCATAGCCAACGACTACTGGAGTAGTGGGGGCTGGCAATGTCAGGTCGCTATCACCAAGGGTGACGGGCATGGGCTTACCAATGTGCTGTGAGGGAAGAGGACCTGCCGTAGGCTTGTTCGCTGGATAAGGCTTAGCTGCCTTGGGAGTAACGTGTACGGGGAGATCTTCCTTTGGGGGAAGAGCCTGTTCTGGCAAGTCAGTACCAAGGATGACCTTAATGTAGTTGGCCTTACCTGACACCCCCTCAGGGAGGTTGCCTGTCTCAGCAGCAAGACGCTTGAGCGATGCCACTGGCATGATGTTTAGTTCATCCTCGGTAAAGGCGACGGGATCATCATCGGTCGGATCATCTTCTACGTATGATGTCACAGGAAGTGTGACTTCTTCCTTTTCGGGAACAAGAGATAGGGAAATGGGAGCAAGTCCATTGGACAACTCCAATACGAGTGCGCTCTCTGGAACGGTGTCGAACACGAAGTTGACAAGTTCTTCTGCTTCGTCATCATCCCAGAGGATGAGCACTTTACCTTTGTTTGCCATAGCGCCAAGAATCTGCTTTTCCACACCATTCACCTCAAGAGTACTACCGGTGTCCGCTGAGGTAAAAGCCTTAGGGGGCTGATTATCCGCATTATGATACATGACGAATTGCACGTCATTGTCGAGGATGTAATCATAGGCAGCGGCCAGACCGTCAGTCGGCTTGCCGTACCATGGCAGTGCAACTACATCGTCTTCTTCAAGAAGGTCACGGAGACCTTCCTGAATTACTGTCTTGGGGGCATTACCTGTCCCTAGCAAAGCGTGGATACGTGACATATGATCTCCCTGTCGTAGGTCTAAGGGTCGTCACTGTACACCCTCATGGCTATCTACGCAAGTAAGATCTAGTATGACCTTTGTCACATACCTCGTACACCGTTGTACACAGTGATTTCGTACTTGGCTTCCTCGGTGATCGGAAGAGTGGACGTAAACATAGTCTTGATCGTCCCGATAGTCCTCTGATAGTCCTCGGAATAGATTGATACCGAGTTGTTATTAGCACCCGCCCAGCGGTAGTCATTGACTGCGGTATTGAACGGAGGTAACAATCCTCCGTAGGCACTAAAGCCGTCGAAATATGTACCAAGGAAGTTCACCTCTGCGAGGAGGTTGGCTGCTGTGAAGGGGCCTCCCGACAGATCCACCATGAATTCTACGGTGCAATTGGTGAAGACGGTAGTACTGGTAAATGTAGTCACGGGGATCTCTGCCACTGTAATACCGTTGATAACCTTTACCCCGTTACTCACGCCGACGATGCGGTTAGCTGAGTCGATGAGCCGCCCCCATTTAACTTTATTAGAGGTAGCTGACCCTACTGAAAAGTATGCACGGTCACCAAGTAGCACGGGGATCGGACTGCTGATACCGATAACCGCCCCTGTAGAGGGAGTCGTAGCAGTCCATGTTTGGCCGGATAAAGTAACAGCCATATTAAACCGTCCCGTAGTAGGTATTGATTGTGGTGATTTCGCTGGGGGTTAACGCGCGACGAAATACCGCAACAGCAAATAGTTCCATGTCAGCATATAGCGTGCTAACTCCGTAGCGACCAATCCTAAATGGGGTTGTAGTTGTCAAGTTTCCAGTTGTGGTATCTGTCGTCGAGGTACTAACTGAGGAATTGACATAGGTAGTCTGATTATCGGCAGTAACGTCACGAATTGCCGCCACAGTGAAGATTCCACCGCTAGGAGTAGCACTACTCATAGCATTAGAAATACTTGTGGTTCCGTCACTTATCATGGATTCTACTCGGGAAAGAGAACTTTGGCGTAGTGCGTAACCTGCGGTAGTGAGGTTATCGTCCTTCTTAGATACAAGAACTTGAAGAGTAAAGGCCCCCCACATTCTAGCTATAGCTACAATAGTAAAAGAATCAGTCGCTCCAAAATTCAATTTTGTAGTATCAGCAATTTCCATATAGGAGTTAGTACCAAATAGCCACATTGAACGGGTTACTGCTACAGATTTCTTACCTGACGTACCACGATTTATTGCTAGTTCTTGGGGTGATCTTGTAGCATCAATCCAAAATACGGCAGTAGATAAAAGTGCTATTGATTCTGCGGTTTCTGTGCCTTGATAGTGGGTGTTTATTAGGGTGGCTTCCGTTGCGGTAAGTACTCTACGAAATACTGCGGCGGCAAATAGTTCAAAATCTGTATAAGAGCCTGAGGATACACCTATGAATAAGTTGATCGCATTTGATAATGATCCTGTTGTGGTATCCGTCTGTTCTGCGGTAGCTACACCGTTGTTGTAGGCCCGGAGCTTTTTAGCTGAGGCATCTCTGACACCTACAGAAGTTGTCATTGTTCCCGCAGTAGCTAATGTCGCTGGTGTTACTGGGAACGAAGCCCCATCACCGACGCTCATCTGCCGGTTGTTTGTTTGTGCCCAACCCGTTGTCCCACTCAGCTTAGTAAGAAACGGTTTACCGGGCGATATTGTTGTCCATTGGCGAGTTACTGTAAAAACACTGAACGAATCAGTTGCACTAAAGTTGAGTAGAGGGTTATCAACAACTTCCATATAGGAGTTAGTACCAAAAAGGTATACAGGACGAGTAACTGCCGTCGCTTTGCGGCCAGAGGTATACCGCGTGATAGAGACAGTTGCAGCATTCGATGACGACTCGGTAAACGAAGTTTGTCCACCACTGGTGATACCCGTAGTGAAGTTGGCATCGAACACGATTGGGCCGTTGATTCCGTTGCGGAGTTGCACCTGATAAAACTTGGCTTGAATGGACTGTGCGCCGCCACCCGAACCATTTATTATCAATGGGTAGTTCACAAGCGGCAAAGACCCAGTGACACCTACTTGTGTTGTTCCTAACTGTGTCCAAATAATCCCGTCAGGTGAAGTGTAAAACGTGCAAGCCGACTGGCTAGAACCATTATTAGCTTGATAGGTAGCACGCAACCAACCGGGTTGCCCGTTGCTCAAAGGTATTGATGCCGCCGTTGTGTAGGAACGCACACCTGTTACCAGACCTGCGTCGTACATGGTGAACGTGACGTTGCCCGTGTTCAGACGAAAAACCCAACCACGGTTCGGGTCAGCCCCAGCGTTATGCGAAACCAAAAACCCTGAAGAGTTGATTGTTGGTGCCGCCCAGTTAGTTGGGTCAAGACGCACCCGAACATCAAGATCAGTTGGGTCATACGCGGCAAGCGATGGTGCTTGCGCTACCCCACCGCTACCGACAAGCGTCGGCGTCCATAGGTAGTTCTCGCCCGTCCATGTCAACAGCAACGGATCGTTGGTGTCAACAAGAGTAGTGGAACCAGAACGTGCAGCAAGAAGACGGCCCCCAGTACCAAGATTACCAATGTATTGAGGAGAAGAACTAGCCGATGCAGAACCGGAAAAAGGGAGTGATAATTGATTACCTGAAGTGATACCGGTCGTAAAATTAACGTCTACAACCGTGGTGCCACCGATGCCGTTTCGAACAATGGCTCGATAGAACTTTCCAGTAGCCATGTCCTGTGTTCCCCCATACGTTCCGATGTATAGGTTGTCCGTTGTTATACTTAATGCCCCAGTTGGTTGGGTTCCAGACCCAGCTATTGTTGTCCATGCAGTAGGTTCAGACATTTGATCAGCAGCCCAAGCAAAGGTCACCACGCCGGTAGAGGCTACCCGTTGTACACGAACCCAATACGTGGTTCCATCAACAAATGGTGGGGCGGTCAATGATTCAACTGAGGCAGTAAGACCAATTGTGTCCCAACAAATCTTTCCAGTTGTGGCGATAAACAATTCAAATGCTCCACGGCCAGAGGTTCTCTTGGATACAAGACGACTATTGGCGGCGGGAGTCCAGTCATCAAGTGCTACACGTACCACAATTTCCAAATCACCAGAAATAGCTAATTCAATACCATCAGGAATTGAGACATAATTTCCAGATACTCCCGGAAGATACAGATAATTCTCACCGGACTTAGTTAGTAGCAAAGGATCAACAGCATCAACGGAGGCTGACGATCCGTAGCGGGCGTTAAGTGCGGATGCACCAGTACCTTGATTAACCGCAGATTGTTCAGACTTAATTGACCTGTCAGCATCAACGAAGAATTCAGCACCCTGAAGAAGAGTAAGGGCAGTGGTACCTATATTCTCATTGGAGTATGCCTCACGCCATGTGGTAATGCCTGCACCAGTTTTGGGCACCGTGATGTAGTTAGCACGTTGAGACTGAATGGAATACTTATGGGTGGCGGCGTTATAGGAAGAATTGCTACCTGATACCGCTCCTAACATAAGGTTGATAGAAGAGGGGGTTCCTTTACTCCGTTTGTACACGCCAATGTTGTCGAGCATGTTACGCAGTCGCCTGCCACCAAGCTGGGAAGCAGTGAACGGAAGATTCATCATGTTAGCCAACGCATCCAGTGTTTCGTTGTTAGCAGAAACTGGATCGTTGCTAATCATTATGTAATCTACGAGAGTACGCATGTAATCCATGTCATACCCAATGATGCTGAGGTACTTAAAGAGGGGGCCTACCTTATCGCCGTGGGTCTGGCCGATATCGGTATTAAAGTTAAAGTTACCTTGAGCTATATCAGCGGTCTTAACAGCATGAGGAAGTTGGTTCCATAGGGTAAGGGTGGAGCCATAGTCTGTGGGGACAAGGACCTGTAGTTCTGCTGTCTTAGTGTAAAAGTCATCTCCACTGGTAGATGTGTAGTGGATAAACAGTGCATAGTATGCCCAGCCCCCTGTTGGCAAGTCAGTGTGTATTTGGGTGTTAACACCGACAAGAGTGTTAACAATGGATGTGCCGGAAGCAACAGTCTGAGGGATGCCAAGATCAGAATACACGATGACTATGGAAGTTGCTGAAGTAACACTGCTCACAGTGGAAAGTGCTACCGACCAATCTAATTGGATTGAGCCGTAAGTAATAGCAGTAGCAGAAAAGGTGCTAATGCTACCAGTAGCTGCTGCTGCTGCAAGCTGAAGACCGTCTGCTCGCAGGGCGCTGTCGTAGTCAGTACGTGCGGGGAATATAGAAGGACTGGCTGATCCATCTGGATAACGAATGAATGATCCACTAGCGGAAGAGTTGTTTCTGACTACAAAGGATACTCTTGCCATGACTTAGGTTGTTCCTCCAGTAGGAGTAATGATGTACGCACCCTTCTTAGGAAGTTTTAGAGGGTCTATCAATATGCTTGTCTGCACACTTGATGCACCAGATCCAGTTATATCGAACTTAGTAATAATGGCGTAATCAACTCCAGATACACCATTGATGATTCGGTATACCTGACCAAGGTGGAGGCGCTGACCAAAGAATACGTTATCAAATGCAAATAGGTTATCTAGGGCAGTGGACACGGCATTTTTAACGTCTAATTGGATGAACCTATCCTGAACATGTAGCTCAACCGTAACGTCAATTCCTGTCCAAGATATCGACGCTGCACTCAGTACCGTAACCCCCAATAGGGCAAGGGGCTGAAGGGTACTGATGACGAGAGCTTGTGTTGCGGGGTCCACGACCTGCGACGTACTGGCTGCTGTGAGATAGTCAGAGCGGTATACCTGCGGATAGATAGTAACCGACGAGTTGGTTCCCACCAGTCCGGCGCTTGCGGCTAGGCCGGGGGTGAACGATAACGCTGCCTTTGCCACACCCGGCACTTGAGTTGCTAGAGCGATAAAGTCCGAACGGGTTACAGCGCGGTTGTTAGTGCCAGCAGCAATGGGGATCGAAAGCTTTAGTGATTCAATGGACTCATCATCGTACCCACCAACAAATGAAGTATTTGAGGCAATGGTTATTCCTGTGGGAGTTACGCCAGAGAATGAGGTGATGCAATTAGCTGGCATGTTACCATCAGCCCCTGAGGATTCTACATAATCAGCAGTGATCTTGGAGCCGGACGGGGGAACGAATCCATTAAGGAAGTTACCAAACACTACCTGAGTGGTACCGTCCGCTGACGAATAGGTAGAGAATACCCGATCACCTGTGGGAGCATCTATGATACGCATAACCTTCCGGTACTCAACTGGAGTTCCGTTATCTCCATCTTCGTATACGTATACCCTAACTGAGGATGGGTTAACGCTAGTCGTGCGAATAGAGTAGCGCTGCCCAACTGCACCCGTAGATGTGCCAGATGTGGCTAGGATATCACCATTGTGACGAGTGCCCTCTACTACAGCGCCCGTAACAGTGGAATTAGCGGGGACAGAGACAGCTACTGGGGTGTAACACTTGTAGGTCTTGCTATTGTACCGAGCTATCAATTCACTGTACTGCGGAACTACGACCGTCGTTGAACCTACATTAGTAAAGGAAATAACCGATGTTGCGCTATTTCTATTACGAGGAGTGTAGTCCAGAAGGTTAGCGACGGCAAGAACACTTTCACGCTGAGTGGCTGAATTAAGTTGAGACTCGCCAGCAGCACGGTCGATGTAGTAGTGCATAACATCCGCTGCGTGTGCCCACAAGTCAACAAGCAACATACCAAAGTCGGAAGGATCACGCTCAATCCACTCAGGCATAACTGCTGAGGCTCTTGCCAACATATCGCTACGAATGGTATCAAAATCACGTGAAGTATAGTTAAACACTGACATAAGTTAGAATCCAGTCTCTTCGGAGAGGCTACCGGGCAGGGCAACACGGAAGGAGGTCTGGCGAACAGCGGCCAAGGGTAGCTTATAGAACACAGTTATATCCGCCTCAGAGTCATTCGTTGCTACAACTTGTATGTCTGTGACCATGATACCACTTATACGGTCTGACAATTCTGTCATTGCGTCTATTCGGAAGTCTGCTGAAACAAGATCGTCGATATCACCGAACAGAAGCTGATTGATGCCCGCCCCGTATGAAGGTATGCCAATACGCTCATACCTATCAGTGAAGAGAACATTGACAATCTTCTGCTTGATCTGAGTGTCAAGGTCGGTTGTCTGTCCGATATGCCCACCTGTAACTGTGAAGGGGGTTAGGATTGATGTTGACATTAGCTAGATCCTATCAGAATGAAGAAATTAGAATATTAATCTTTTGCGTATACACAATATGTGAACTGTGTACCAATAGCCGGTGTTCCATCTGCTCCAAATTGGTTACACACTATGGTGGCGGAATTTTGAGATTTAACTTGCTGGGTTAAAGTGACAGATCCAGCGGATGGTGAAAAAGAATAACTCTGTGATATTGATGCTCTGCCTGACGGAGATGAATAAATAGCTTGAGCAGATAATCCTGCCGCTCCAGTGACTGCCATTGCTCCAACTGCTACAGCAGAAGCAGTATACATACTTATATCCCAAGTACTTGTTACGGTTATAATATCCGTTGTTTGTAATCCGGTTAATGAAACCGATGCTCCTGTATTTGAAAAAGCATTTGTAGATGTAGTTACAGTTGTAGTAGCTGAAGAGGACCCTGCACTAACCAAAAGATATCCAGTTCTAGCTGAAGATGTTCCAACTTTATATGAAGCTGAGGATAAAGAAGTAACTATCGAAGCGTTTGTTATTGATGCACTTGTGGCAACCAGAGATGCCACAGTCCCTAATGACGTAAGAGATGATGTGGTAACACCAGAAGCAAGAGTCGAACCAGTGAGTACCGAGGCTGGTACGGCCGATAGTGCAGAACCTGATCCTGAGAAGGTACCCGCAGTGATGGTTCCTGAAACAGAGGGGGATGAGGACAATGATAAAGTTACCGCACCACTGGCAGCACTAGCTACAAGTTGCCCAGCACTAGCCGTGAGGGATGTAACACCTGTGTTAGTAAAAGTGGCAGTCTTATTAGATCCTGTAATAGCTATGCCCGTGCTAGCAGCCATTATCAGCGTATCGTTATACGTATTAGAAGCTAAAGTGGTTGCCCCAGCTAAAACATTAGCAAATCCGGCTGACGATTGAGAATTTAATATTCCAATGGATGCGGCAGCATTAATGGAAGAAGTATTGAGAACTCCAACGGAAGCAGCCAATGAAGATGTTGGTGATCCGTTATAGCGTTCAGATACAAAAAATGCCTTATCATTAGCATTATTGATAGCAATAAATACAGATGAGCCAACACCGGGGACGTTATATAACCCATCAATAACGGACAAACCGTCGTTATATACAGTCGTCAGTAGCCCCGCTCCCATAAGTTCTGGTACCTCTACTTGGCACATACCAGTAGACGCATTATTTGATCTGACTATTCCTTGGTATAAGGACGATCCAGAGGAAATAGGAGATGCTGTACTAGGAATAAACATTAACTGTCCTTAATGAGCTTGTCCATACATCATCTATGAGCTGAGGTTCGGGGGGGATTGAATACAAGGAAGTTCCGTCGTCATCCAAAGAATCTACGTTGTTCTTACTGATATCCAGAACAGAAACATACATACCAGTTCTGACAAAGTGACGAACTCCATTGACATGCCATAGCCCATCAAATTCACCGTCATACCTATCAAGCTTAACTATTCCACCGGGAAGAATCCCCGCACAGCCAAGAACGGTAACATCAGCTACATGATCATAAATGCCTCTACGAGATGCCAGTAGTAGTCTCTCTGCCTGAAGATGGTTAGATGCTACTACGCCCAATGACAATGACAGGGTAGGGTCTTCAGTTGCACCAATCATGTTACTGGTGGATACGTCGTAGGTAAGTCCAGCGTCGTTATGAACTGTAGCTATGGCATCAATCATTACTCCGTCTGGGGATAGTCTGGAGAACTTTCCTTCAAAGGATGTGATCTGTCCGGGGGCGGCTTGGTGAGAAGTTCGTGTAACGGTGTATATTCCGTGTAGAGATATCATGCGCCCAAGAGCTTTATGGGGGTCGAAGATATGTAGATGAGTACCGTGTACTGTCGCATGGTAGCCCATCAGACCACAATACCTAACAAGGAATTGCCAGTCAGACTCAGATGACTGAACCATGGTGCTGAAGATAATCGGATCATTAGGAACATCAAGAGAGAATCCATGCTTAGCGCATATCTCTTTGGCTACCTCAGTTAATGAATATGAGTTCCAAGATCGGTTGGTCTGGCCCCTCATACGGTACGAGGTACCAAAACATATGAATGTGGTGTCCTGTAGGATGCTCTTGTTGACCGATCCCTGTGATGCTGCGTGAGTAGGATTGGCGCGCTCTATCGTACCGTAGAACTCTGTTACATACGAAGGTCCAGTATCTAGCCTGATATATACTGGCTTGGATATGTATTCTGTTATGTACTTAGCGGGGATTCCTGACATGGTGATCTCACACATATCATGTGCATCTACTTTTAAGTCGATTGTTATTGCGGAAAGGGAGTCATAGTTGACTGGTACATTTCCAATTAATACTGTAACTGTAGGGGACAAGCCCATAAAACTCTTACGAATCATCTAGGTATCCGTAGTATATGTCCAACGGATATATCCTCAGGGTACTTTATTTGAGGATTAACGTCGGCTAGTTCCCACCAACGGCGATCGTTTCCTAAGAGCCTTGCCGCCAAGTTAGCCATGGTATCCCCATCTTTGACTCTATACAAAGTATAAGAAATTGGGTTGTCATTAACCTTAGGTGATGCTGTCATTCCCGAGGAATCCAATTTGTAACGAGAGGTTGTATTAAGTTTAGCCATGGGTGTGCTAGCTCCCTACTGTAGAAGTTGAGCCGGGAAGAGTAAGTCCCTGAAAAGATAAACCTGAGCTTACACTTGGGGGGATACTCGTTGGAGCAAATACTCCATCCCTGTTAGGGGGTATAATCCATGGGTCAGCTCCCGGTACAACAGGAAGATCCCAAGACAGAGGAACTGATGGGAGTCTACATTCTAAGTTTACTGAGGTATTTACCCCCGGTAAACGAGTAGATACGTATGAACCATGCCCTGTAACTGCGGGACCTGCTGCGGGGGTTACTACTATTGTTACGTCTACTTCAAAGCGGTAATACCCATCGGGCAATGTGGGAGTATCCGTGTAACTATCTACAGACACGTTTGACGCCACTTTGCCAACATTTGGATACTTCAGTGGGTTTTCCTCAGATGGTTCCTCACTAAAAGAGAAATCTATAATTCGATCTGATTTGAGGTGTGACCATGCCGCAACATCGGTATGCACAGTTGCATTGACAAATGGAGTTGCAGGATATCCAGATAAAATGGAGCTACTTGGTCCATATACTTTCCATGTTGCGTCAATTTGAATAGAGGTATCGTCAGTAGAAGCACTGGCCAGAGTCGCGGGGAATTGAGAATCGTAAGAAGTATGCCAAGAAAGCACAACGGGAGGACGACGTAGGTGACCCAAACCATCCGCAGTAGCAGTGCGGAGAGTGGTAAGATCCATATATTTGGAGTTAAGCGTGTTTACTAGAGATAGTTGTATCTTTGAAAACCCACTGTTTAACGCTTGTACCGTAGAAGTAGCAGAAGCTTTCTGTGAGTTCTTCTCGTCTGTATAACTAGTTTTTTGAGCATCCAAGGATAATGTTGTGAATGTCTTTTTCTTAGCGTAGCCAATATACGTTGCGTGCATCATAAGAGATACTGTTGCCTGCATGGGTACTAGAGCCGAATTGAATTTAAAATAAGTAACATCGAAGTTGGTGACATATCCCTCAACGATGAACAGGGAAGAGAATACCGCACGCACTGGCACTGGAGTTAAGAACGCATTGTTACCCACGTTGCCAATTCCAACGAAGGAATCAATCAAAGATGTAGCATTAGCGTATATAGCTGCATCAGTTTTTTGAGCTGTTGCTTGGGTACTCATCTGTTTAGCAAGTACTTGCTTAGCATAGTCAACTGACGATGGGTTAATGCCTGCTCCAATAACAGCGCTTAGATCTCCAATATCTCTAAACACGCCGATATCGGAGGGGGACAAATCAGTGTACAACCCTGTATCCCCGTTAACATTTCCTCCACCCGGTCCCGGTACGTTGAGTTCCATTGACCTATCAAACATCAGTTGAAACGCAAAGTTACTGTTACCAGCGATAGGTACTGAGTACTGACCTATATCTTGCTGCAACATGTTAATCATGCTTTCATTCATCTGAACTGAAGTGCTGAGTACTTGAGGATTAAACTGAAATTGACACTTACGCATGGCAAGTGCCACACCGTCTGCTTCAGTCATAAGGGTACGGATATACCCTCGCTGCATCTTGAGATACTGGACGTTACCATCTTTGTCTTGAATTCTGAGGTTAGATCCGGGAAAGGCAAAGGGCGGGTTGTTCGCAGGAGAGGCAACTATATATGGGTTGAACAGGCCAGCAGGGGTAGCCGAGGTATTCTCCCCTCCCTCGTTTGCCCTAAAGAATTGGTCGTTACTCCAGCCAGAAGTCATCGTGTCCTCATTAATTCAAGATCAAGTTCTGATTTTATAGCAGTACGTACTTGTGCAGCTATCTTTTTAATATCTACATCTCCCGGTACGCCCTGAAAGGTGAAGTTCATAGGCATCGTAATGGTGGGGGAAGAATTAAAATGCATGGTTCCACCTCCGCTAGGAGTTATAGTTGAACCCCCACCTCCCCCGGATGACCTAGGAACTGGGTCGCCACGGGGGGCAAGACCTGTAGCATTAATGGCGGCTATTGCCTTGGGCATTTCTTTTACTATGCCGGGATCTGTAAGAGCGTGATCTTTGCCTGTTAGCCAAGCAGCTTGAAGACTATTATGATTTTTCTTGTATATGGCAAATGCAGCTTTAGCAGCAACATTTGGATCGTACATGCTGCTGCGTGAATACCCGAGGCTCTCCATAAAAGGACCTTGCGCGTGAGGCTTAAAGTTGATCTGCCACAGTCCGTGAGAGTCGTCTCCCCCTTTTAGGTTAACGCTATTCACGTGCCCGTGCGATTCACGGAGACCGATAGCAACCATGTTTGTAAGATCTTGTCCTCGGAATCCAGCGTTATATGCTACTTGAGCTATCTGTTCAGGAGTGAGTGTTGCATCCGGGGAGGTCTCTATAGGAGAACCCGAAGGTGCTCCAACCTTGGAAAGTGTGTTTGCACCAACGGGGGGTTTTACGCCTCTTCCAAGATAGCTACTATTAGCTCCCGGCCGTCTTGCCCCCATAATGTCAACAATTTGTTGACCGGATAGTCCGTCAAACAAACTTACGTTATGACCTGATTTAGCACCGGGAGAAGCATATCCATTAGGAGACGTTGCAGTCGAACCAGCCCCAGTAACAGTGGGATCAGTGGACGCTGATGGAGCTTCACTTAATGAGTTTATAGTTCCGTTCTTTAAGCCTCTCTCAAGTGAGAACCTATCACTTGGGTATTCAAGGGGCTGAACGTGCCAAGGTTCCTTATTCTCATTTGCAAACGTCTTAAGGCCGAAGCGACTGGCGTTAGATACCAGCCAGCCAAGGTCTCCCTCAAGGTCGGCGGCAAGGCCCAGTTCATGCATGGACTTACCGGGAGGGGCAGCATCCGCTAGGCTTGGATCTATCTTTTCCCAGTTAGAACCATCGTAGGACATACTAGTTTCAGTCTTCTTATCGCTTCTACGATAACGGCTGAGGAACAGCTTCTTCTGATTTTCATTGGAACGAAATCCTTCTAAAATGCCTACCCTAGGATTCTCTCGGAATATCTTAAGGAGCCTGTCCTGCATTATGGGCTTTAGCATTTGGAAAGTAGGAAGATTCTTTACGTAGGTTATGGATTTCTGCTGAAACTTAGGTCCGACAGGAACCGTAATAGAGTCATCGTTTGCCGATGAAGCGGAAGAAGTAACATTGGAAGCTACCTGAGAAGCGGGAGCGGTAGCTGGGGTAGCAGCAATAGCGACGTTAGGGGTACTAGAGGTACTGGAGGTAATACCATCACCACTACCTTGCAATGCCCCTCCAACATTAGCGGTAACTGCACCAGCAGCGAGAAGTCCTGCTCCGATAGCTTGACCACCGGGAACAAACATTGCGACCATTCCAGCACCCGAGGCAATGTTGCCTAAAGTGGAAAGAATCGAACCAGCCGCCTTTTGCTGCGGTCTAGTCTCAATACGCTTTTTGTAAAGGTCTTTCATGGTGTGATCCAAGTCAGACAGTGCATCTATAAGCTGTTGATTACTCTTCTCCAGCTTGGCGTAACTACTAGCTTGGTCTGCGTACATCCTCTCTTCGCGTCTAACTTGAGTGGCCTTAGTCGATTCAGACTGATTGGCGTAGTTATCTTCCACACCCATGAGTTTGCGGCTGGCTTTATCCTGAGGGTTGTACTGACCCTTACCGCCCTTGCTCTTATATGTCTGGTTCTCTTGGGCGTACTGGATGAGCAAGTCCTGAGCTTCACCAGTTAAGCCCATGTTGGAGAGGTTTGAGCGTACAGCTGAGCCTTGTTGTGCTGCTCCCTTAAGAATCTTTGCGTTGTCAAGACCGCTTATCTTGCCCAACTTTTGGAACGTCGTGAACATGTCAGCGGCACCGCCGCCCATCTTGTTAAAGTTAGTGCCACCAGTCATAGCAAACATTCGGTTAGCTACGGGGGCTGACATCATCTGGTTTTGCATACCAATGAGGTCTTGAGTAGAGAGAGAAAACCCCGACACTGTGCGGAGAGCCTCGTATCCAGCGGCTTGACTTTTTGCGTTGATTCCGTATCGGACTTGGTTAGCGAGGGCGGCATTTATACCACCCTCTCCCAGCTTATAGTTGCTCAGCGGACTACGGGATTGCTGGTGTACTTGTTGCTGAGTCTGCCCAGTCATTTGCTGCTGAACCATGCTCAGCCTGTCAGCAGGAAGGGAATACGCCATGTTTTCGTCAATGCGCTTGTCCATAGCGCCAATACCCGATCCGACAACACTACTAATGAGACCGGCTATGGCTGCGAAGGGATTTATTGCTGCAAGTGGGGGTACACCTCCCTTAATACCGTTACCGCCACTTCCTGCGGAAGTTGGGGTGGCTTTATCGGCTTTATTGGGGTTGTTGGCAGCACCTTCGGAAGTGCTCGTAGCGGAAGGTATATACGTTGTACCCTTCTTACTACCAGAAGCAGTACCACTGTTGGCGGCACCTTGGGAAGTGCTCGTAGCGGAAGGAATGTAGCTGCCGGATACAGCACCTGTGGCACCGGCCATAGCCTTACTAGCCTTAGACGCATCCTGTATAAGACCCTTAAACTCTGCTCGGGCGAGTTTAACGGCAGTAGTGAGGGCGTTAAAGGCATTGGTTATAGACTTAACTGATGCAGTATCAGCCTTAACCCCAGTCTTAGCTGCGGCAACAGAGCGAGTCTCAGCTCCTCCAACATTCTTTTCAGCTTTGGGAGCTGCGGGTTTTGAGGCAGAGGGCTTTACGGGCTTAGGAGAACTAGGTTTTGGATCGGTATCAGCCATTATGCCTCCTGTTACTTATTGCGCCATACCGCCATACGGAACCAAAAGTTTCGTTTGCGGAATGACATATTCTGTATTACATCTAGGTTGAACCCTTTGTAAACGGAGGCTATGGCTTCGTATTCCCAATACAGTTCTCCAATATTAACCGAATAGAAGTGAGACCCAGTTGAGAGCAACTGGCATTTCAACTTCACAATGGGCACAATGGGTATCCACCGCCCCCAACTTTGGTCCTAGCTCAATGCTAAGAAGTCGGTCAACAATCTTATGACGATCACCCAAGTTTAGCTTACGCGCCCACTCAACTCGGTCAGAAGGCTCATCTTTCTGATCAAAAATGGCACATCGAGAAATAATAATAGTATTTGCTTCTGCATCAGTCTTTGCCTTAGATGCTGCATAGGTATCAGCACCTGTAGGAATGTTGAACTGATATGTGCCCCGTCGTCCTTCGATATCAATTGGCTTGGTAACAGGGAAGTCGGAGATCGGTACGGGAAAGTCGGAGTCAAGATCTATTACGATGTCGTTCTTCTTGCCACAGGATTGGCAGACTGCCTGAACAGTCCGCGTACGACCGTACGTTGATCGGATAGTTGCAAGGAACAGAATGTCACGGTCAGCAACAATAAGGGATTCAAGCACCTTTGGATCGGTTATCTTGGTATCACCAATGCTGATAACGGAACGACTAAGAAGAGTAGTCAGGTATTCCCCATAGCTAACACCTTCTTTGTTTCCGAGTACGGATAATACTTCCTCATCAGTTCCGTCCAGTTCACGTACCTCTGCTGCTATATCAAAACTTGATGTAGCAGTATTCCAGAGGCCGCGAATTAAAGTTGTGTCTGACGATAACGGTTGTGGCATTACGGGGGCTTTGTCTTCCGTAATGGCGTCGTTAATGATACCTACCTCTTGGGTAGTACTCATATTGTTCTCCTAAGTTAATGTGGAATTAAGCGGAAGGGGGAGTGATAGCAGAAGTAGTAGCACTCGTTGGCTTAGAAAAGGTGAGAGAGAAACCTTCGTGGTTAACAACCAGCTGTTGAATCATAATGCTGCTCTCGCCAGCCGATAAGTCGGTAAGCGAGTACGAGGCTGGCCAACAGTTGTACAGTTTGTACTGAAGAACCACGCCGCCAAGATCAGAGGTACTTGATGTGGCCGCACCGGGGGTGTCAAACATGCCAGCAGAAATAGGATGATCGTAGATGCTAACGATGATGTCACAACGATAATCGTTGTCCCCCTTAGTGGAACCTGAGCTACCAGCGCCCTGAGTCCAACTATGGAGGAACGATTGCCAGTTCCACAGTTGGGTATCTTCAGCAAAAACTCCCTTGCTGAAGGTAACGGGGGAGTAGTCGGATTGGCCGACCATCTTGTGGGGGTGGGTGTTCATGCCGCCCTCACGGTACTGGATCATTTCGTTGCTGACCGAGAGGCCAGAAACGACTGCAAACCCAAGAGTACCGATATCGGGAAGGAATCCTGACAGACCTGTCGAGTCAGCACTACCATTAGGAATAATTTGAACTCGAAACTTAAAGTTACGAATTGGATCTGTTTTCATTGCACGTGCCATTGTAAGCTCCTAGGTTGCTCAGATATTGATTTCTACGGCATTGCTGCCGCCAGTCCATTGACTGACATTGATTACAATGAACTCTGCGGGGTAGTTAAGTGCTACACCAAGGGAGATATTGACTATTCCCTGATCAATGTTTACAGCACTGTTATTGGACGAGTTACAGATAACGAAGTAGGCATCCGAAGACTTAGCGCCCTTAAGAGCACCAGCTCGCCACAAGTTGTTCAGGAAGTTACCCACGTCATTGGTAAGGCGGGTCCACAGTAACTGGTCGTTTGGCTCAAACGTCGCTGGGGCCACAATGTCCTTTACGGAGCGCTTCACGTAGTTAAGAGTACGGCGGACAGGGATAAACCTATCTGGGTTTACCCTTTCAAGGGTACGGGTGCCGTTGATAATAACTCCAGCACCGGGAATAGCCTTAAACGTATTAGTCTGACCTGCGTTGTTATACAGCTCTCCTGCCTCAGAATCAGTCAGTTTGAAAGTTGTACCCAGAGCACCAGCTATCGTAGTAGTATATCCTGCTGGAGCTTTAGCGACTGAACGAGCAAGTTCAGTACGAACCATAACTCCAGCGACTGCACCGCCGGGGTAGGTGGTACGTATTGCTGCCGATCCCGTCTTCACGGGGTCAACCATCTCAAGCATGGGAGCGTATACTGCCCCATAGTTCTTATTGGTAAATGCAGCATAGACGTTGTTCGTAGCAGCAATAGCGGATTTGCTGGTATGGGTAGCCAGTGGGTCAATGATAACAAAACTGTCGCCGCGAGATGCTGCCTTATTCAGAAGTTCTTGAACAACTGTTCCTGACGCAGCGAATGATCCAGCAGCATTAAGAAGAAGGTTACCTTGAATGGTATCAAGAGTACTTAAAGCATTTGTGAGATCAGTCAGAGCAATGGAAGCTCCAGATCCACCACCTGCAAATGATACAGATCCTGACCCAATGAATGAAGTTGATGCATTAGCAGAAGCTGCTGAGGAAGTAAGAGCGTGAAGTCCGGTGGGGGAAATAGTGATGTACTTGCTATACCGGTTAATTACTTCAAAGAAGTAACGGTTATTATTCTCGTCAATGCCGAGTTCAATCCAGTTCTCTACCTCAGTACCACCCAATGTAACCTTGAGCTTAAAAGTGGGCTTAACAGCACCAGCCGAGCTAGAAGTGAGGTTACCCGCTGTGATTTCCAAGCCAAGGGCATTTCCCCAAGTACCGGGATAAGCAGCATTTGCAGTAAATAGAGAAGCTGAGGCTGATCCACTACCGTTTGGATAGAATCCAACCGATGCACCAGTGGTGGCAGTTGATGCACCAGAACCAACTAGTCGGGAAACATAGGCTGAACGGCCTCCATTAGCAAAATAATGGTACACGCTATAGCACATATCATAATTGTTATCAAGATCTCCGAAGAGATTCTTAAAGGTAGGCCAATCATTAACAAGAGTAGCAGCGCTAGGACCACGGGGGGCCTCACCAAAGAACGCAGCGGCGGTAGGACCGGAGCTTGTAGCCGTAAGAGACGTAAGGCTTGACTCGGTTACGTAAGCACCGGGATAGGTATAGTTTGGCATTAGAAAGCCTCCGTGAGGTCGTAGTGATTATTAGCAGTGGGTGGCGAATGGTTTTCCACGTTTATGATCGAGTTAAAGCCCCATGCACGATTTATGGTATGAAGATCAGATGCTGGTATCTCTGCGTTTATCCGCAAGGTAAACACCTTACGAAATATACGCTTCGTGTACGCCGACTCCTGATCAAGAAGGTTAGACGTTGACCAGTTTAGTAGATCGAAACGACGAATTGTTCCATCTTCGGGTATATCAATAAATCCTCGTCTAAAAGGTGATATACGTCGAAGCATTAAAGCGGTGATTTGACGGTCGTGATCCTGCGATCTAGCATAAGAAGTAACTTGATACAGCAGGTCTACAGGAATAAACGAATCAGTAGATATAAATGTCTTCTTAGCAGTCATTGCATCTAGTTGTTCATGGGTATAAGTTGATGGATAGTACGTAAGGTCATTACGGTATCTATACCCCTGTTCATCAGTCATACCATAAGTATCGTTAGTGGTATAATACTGAGTTTCAGATTCTTGACGTTCAGATGCATGAGTGACATTGAGAAGGTCAATAGTAAGAAAAGGATAAGCCTTTTCAGTAACGTCATGTGGATATCGAAAGAACACATCACATATCCGTTGACTCTTGCGGTCGTCTGTAACGGGTATATTTGATATACGACGTTTAATAGCAGCATCTTCTGCCCGTATAAAACCGGGTGTCACGGGGGCAACGCTGGCTGGGGTCATCGCCGTGCGGCGATTCATAAGCAATGTCATTTACGCATTATCCTTTAACTTTGCAGAAATGGCAGTTGCCAAGGCCAATCCAATAGCAGCATGACCTGCATCAGACGGATGCGTTCCATCTGGCGAGGACGAGACATACAAGTCGGAGTTACCTGTACCAGTTGGAGTCCCAACTTTACCAGTACCAGTCCACAGACTTGTACCTACCTGTTTGATGATTTCACCAGAATTATGAGCGGCTCCAGATACGGCATTAACAGTCAATGTATACGGACTAGATGTACCAGTACACACGGTGACAATACGACGTTCCACGGTTGTTAAACCTGTTCCTATTTCTACAGTTCCCCCAACAGGCAATGCGACTGTTGATGAGAACGTAATACTTCCCAGCGCTTTTGTGGCAGTAAGTGTTCCACTTACTGTGGTACTTGCGGCAAATGGCATCTCCAATAGATCAACATGCATTACGTTCTGATTGGTTGCTGCCGCCAAGATCTTAGTATGCAAAGCTCCAAAATATCCAACGCCCCATCCTTCAACACCTTTATTACAGAATGTTGAGGAAGCGATAATCAAAGCTTTAGGCCACGTAGCTTTTGCTAGTGCAAATGTTGCTTCAACTTCTGCCTGATATGTAGGTGACGAATACTGATAAACATTGTCGTTGTATCCTCCACAGAAAAGTACAACATCAAATGGTATTGCAGCATGAAGGGGGATTCGCTGCATAAAATTACCTGTGTAGTTTCCAACAGCGTTATAACCTGAACCGCCCTGACCCTGACCCCACACATCCCAACCAAGACGGTTTGCCAAGTCATATGCAAATCCGTTAATGCTCTGGGTTCCACCAGTTCCTTCAGTGAAGGAATCTCCAAATATTATGCACTTTGGGCGGCGTACAGGGGCTGGAAATATTGTGTCATTTGGCCCGAGTGTGACTCCGCCAAACCTAAATCCTGCGTTGGTCTCTATTACGATATGACGAAGGGCGCGTGTTGCAAAAGTGACAGGTTGCCAAAAGATTCCGCCAGTATTAGGTACTGCTGTAGCTGTAGCCGATACAAGCTCCCCGTCTACCCATAGACGGTATGCCGAAGAGTTCCCACTATACATAAACTCAAAAGTTAAACACTCAATCATAAATTCAATTGTTATGCGTCCTGAGCCGTAACCGGTTACTGGTGCTGGAGTGATTACATAATTGTAGTTTGGATATGTTGTTCCAGCTTTTGCCCAAGCACCTCCTACGGGGGAGGAAAAGAAAGTGGTATTTAGTTCTACGTTCGTTGCAGTCGGAGACGTAGCGCGAATTTGAGGTGACGCTATTGATGTTGCTGATGCGGCTGTACCCAACGTGGGGGGAAATGCCATAACCTTGGGTACCTGAAGTACCGTCTTGCTAGCAAGACTATATGGCGTAGTGGAAGAGGGGGATACAACAAGTGGCATTACGGGGTCAGTTCCGTTCCGATAAGAGAACCGGTACCATCAGCAGCCCACGTAGCATAGAGAGTTCCAGTATAAATAGGGGTCGGCATTTCCCAATAAGCTCCTGAAGGAATTGCCACAACAAAGGCAGTAGAAGAAGCAGCAGATCCATAATTTACATATACGGAATTAGCATCAGTATTTGTAAGGACAAGACCAATTCGGGAGCTATTAGCAGCCTTAAGTTGTTGAGACGTATTTAAAGATGCTAACAAAATAGGAGTAGTATTTCCTGCTTTAGGATAAAAGTCTGCGATGGTTATACGTTGAGTATTAGCATCTACTGCTCCTACTCCCGTAGTAACAACATAATCACTGCCTAGACCTACTGCATTGCCAATAGTAATAGCCATATATCAATCCTTTACAGAGGGATCGTCAATTTGAGATGCTTGCTTATTTGAGCAGCATGGTTAATAGCTGATGTTCGGATAACTGGATGCGGAGAAACTTCTGGACCGCCGTGCTCCAGTTCCCTCATAGCTTGTAAGTCTTGGTCAGTACCAGTAAGGATATACAGGAACCCATCAGGGGTATATTCCACGTGAACGGATTCTTCATACTTAGCCCATAGAACGTCATTATGGACAGCTTCCTTCAAAGATGAAGTAGCAAACTCTGCTGCCTCTTCTGTAACAGTGGGCCACATAGTATTTAGGTTAGAAAAAAATGAAGTTACAATGGAGCAGGCAGCTAAATCTCCACTAAATATAGGAGCAGATACAGAAGAGCCAAGGGAAGTAGCAGATTGAGAAACAGCCATAAGGCTTCCCCGGTTCTAGGCGATGTACATACAGGCGCTCACCTGTAATATCCCCATACTACACCATATATATTATCTAGGGAGCGTATCTGGCCAAGGAAGATCTTCTAAGTAAGGATGATTTGAACTAAATACGTCGTTCATCATTTCCTGATCGACGAAGAGTTCCTTACCGCTGATTCGTACAAGAACTTCTCCGCGAAGACGGCCTCTTACTGTATATGTAGATACAAAGTAATAACGTCCATCATATAAGAATATATCCTTCATACGAGGTTGATATTCCCAAGGGGCGGTGATACCCGCACCAATCATAGCTTTCATAGAAATAACAACATCAGTATTCTGAGTGGGTTGACGGCCATTGTCAATAGATCGGTTGTTATCTTCCTCTTCACTAATGAAGAGGGTAGGTACGGTTACCCCTGCCTTATACGTAAGTCCAGTTGGTCCTTGTGGGGACTCATCATAAACATCGTCATAGACGCTTCCCTCGGATAATGATATGAACTCATACCATACCACTGCTTCACCCGCCTGCCTATGATGGCGGGAGTAGTGCTTATTAATGCTATTTAATTCTCTTCGTAGATCAATACTCATACGAAGAAAATATCACTTACATAGGTAACAGGTGGGTCACCTTCTACGAATACATCATCGCGTAGTGAGTCCCCCTCATCAACGATATGAATCGCGCCACTATCAATAGCTGGCCATAGGCGCTCAATAGGACTGAAATCGCCAACCTCTCGTTCTCGGTAGACAGGAACAAGACGTTCCGTGGTATGACTGCGCCGACGAAGGGTAAATACTTCGATTCGATCAAGGCCAACATTGAGAGCTTGTGCTCGCTTTTGGTATTCAGCTTGCCAATAAGTGAGTAGCCCCTGAACCATACGGTACCGCTGCGACGCTTGGATATGTACACTTTCGGAGGTAATTACATCAATGTCTCGGCTGAACTCTGATACGAGTCCCCATAAAGATTCAACAATAGTAAGGATGCCTATGAGATCTACAACTACAGGAGCGAGACTTCCAAGAGAAGTGGTCAGATTATGCGTAATTAGATTAATAGCCATATCTGAATAAAAATCAAGATCATCGTCATTAAGCCACTCATAGTGATATCCCTCTACCAAAATCTTGTAAGCATCTACCACCGGGGTCTTTAGACGGAGGATGCTATTGCGGGAATCAAGATCGTATTGTGCAGACGTAAGTGTCACCGTTCCAGCGGAAGCAGCGGGGGTTCCCGCCGAAGCCGAGTTTGGAATGTATGCAACCCACAAAGATAAAGGGTCAATATTAGGAGATGATAATTCATAGGTTCTACCAGCAGGGGTAAAGTCCATTTGAAAGAACTGGGGGAAGTCACGAAGATAGTTACGAGCTACCGTGATGATTCGCTCTTTAGTTGTTGCCATGAGAATCTTCCCAATCTGCTGACCCTTGACCAATTATGGCATCTTGAGCTTCTTGATTAATGCCGGGGTGGTGCTCACGTAACCGATGAACTGTAGCTCCTGTGCGAACGACATGATCGGAGAGAGTGCCCCCCTCTATTGGAGGAATGTACGTCACGATGATTTAATAATCCATCGAACGTACATGGATGACTGCACGACACTTGCCGTAGGAGAAGATGTACCAGCAGCGGCCGTAAGTAGGGTACTAGGTAGCTGACCAACGGTTTGTCCAGTTCCAGTAGCAAACCCACTAATGGGACTAACCAGTGGGTGGCTATGATTTTTGTCGTTAGTACCTACAGTGATGCTATGCCCATGAACAGCGTCACTGTTGATGAGTTGCTCATCATATCCAGCGGGAGTAACTACTATAGTTCCAGCAGCACCACCAACTGAATTAGTTGCAGCCACTAATGCACTAGTGGCCCCAAATACTCCTCCTTGAAAAGCTACTTTGGCAAGAAAGCTAGTAGGAGCAGCAGAGACACGTACAAAATACCCGCTCGTACTAGCACCCATCATACCGGAAACTACGGAAGAAGCTGTGTTATTTACTGCTGCGTGACCGTGGGTTCCATCACCCGTGAGTCCACCAATTGGGGAGGTAGTGTTCCCAGTATTACCCGTACTGTGTGTGTGAACATAGTCATGGGTGTGGTCAATGCCGTGTTGATGCGTGGGTAATGCCGTAACGGTCTGAGTATCTGCTCCAACGACTTGGCCGGGACTATTAGAGACTCCGCTGGCACCCTGTACGGTACCCTTTGGTACATACGAGGTTGGAAGTCCAGAGCCGTTGTAGTTAGGTACGTTAAACGTGCTACCTGCGGAAGTTCCTCCATGAAGGATTCCGTACGCTGCGTAAAGAGCTACGTAATCAGCCTTGGCTAAAGCCTGACCATCTGCGGAGACGTAACCGTTTGGAATGGGGGAGATAGAAGGCCAACCAATCATTGCCCCAACAGGTACGAACACACCAGTTGCGTTGGAGGCAAGTTCAGTCCAGTTATTGTCGGGTCCACCTACATAGAGATTGGTTCCTGAACCTGAGGGGGCAGCAGCGTTCTTGTAGTACAAATCGCCCTTGGTAGCTGTACCTGCGGTGGGAGCAGAGCTACCTTGCTTGGACACAATAGTTTTTGCAAAAACCCGCTTGTCTACTATACGAGTAGTAGTAACCGTGGCTGAGGCTGGTCGATAAAGGGCAGCAAGAACTACATCAGTATCTTCGTTAAAGGTAATACTAGTATCGGACGAAGTAGTATTGATAGCTTTTGATATGGGATATGTAGGATTAGTAGCGTTATCTTGACCGGAGACAACAGCAAAAGATGCTGATGTTCCTACTGTAACAACTCTGGCTACTACTAGATCAAATCTTTTGTTAGCGGGACCACTACCTACAGACAGTGGAACTGCCGCTGGAATAGTGTAGTAAATACCGTCAATGATTACAGTTGCTGCCGACACATTGACATTAATAGCTGAGTTAGCGGTAGTGACCAACCCTCCAGAAAGAACAAAGTTACGTCCAGAGTTTCCTAATATCTGAAAGTCAATTGAGTCTGGCTCGGACTGATCTAGAACATCAAAGGCCGCACCTGTAGAAGAGGTGTCGGGAGCATTAGGAATGATGAAACTCATGGATTAGTCCTTATAGGGTATCGTAAATATTGCCAGAGTTCTTCAAGTACTCATATAGGGCAAGAGGAAGGTTATAACGCTGCCCGTCTACAAAATCATATACTACTTCACCGAAGGTCATTGTCCAAGTTCCCTTGACTCGACCAGACTTAATGTATGGATTGACCACCACAACTGGGGAGTCAACAATGACTGCTGCCTCTGGTGCTTCGGTAAAGGCTTCAACTGCTTTTTGTGCTGCGCTCATAGCGATATGCTCCTTATAGTACTGGTTAGCTAATTATAACATAGGTGATATAGAAAGGCCCCCCAACCGGGGGGCCTTTCTATATCTGTAATCTAATTACTACAACGTGCCGATTGAGCCGCCGCCTGTGGCGATAATGACTCGGCTTTCGTGAGTAATAGGTGCGAAGCCCCAAATCGAATACCAAGCGAGGCCATGCTCACGACCGAAGTCGATAACGCCACCGTCTCGCAATTCAACTGGAAGGCTGATTGCATGACCAAATGCGTTATCACCGATCATAATGCCACCATAAACGCCAGCACCGATACCGTTAGTCGATCCACCAATCTTTGCGTTGGCTTCAATCTGAGTGGTCTCGATAAACACCACGTCATAAATGCGCCCGATTTCACCAAGCATGAAGTTACCGGGGGCGGCATACTTCGTAACTTCAATGAATTCTGGCCAGTCACGGAGCGAACGGCTCTGAGCTGGGTTCACGAAGCAAACATAGGTATCGCCAATGCGAGGAATGTTTGACTGAGCAAGGATCTGAACGGCATCCTTAACAGTGGCTGGGGACAGGTAGCCAACACCCGCAGCACTACCAGTAGTAGTGTACGATGCGCCGCCGACAACACTGGCACCAATGGAGCTTGCACTGGTGTAAGCGAGCGCGCCAGATGCTGACATCTGACCAGCATCGTATGGGGCAATCGAACCGCGAGTAGCACCAAGGGTACCACGGCCAAAGATCACGTTTGGAGGAACCGCTGCGCTGCTGCTAGTACCGAATGGGGCACAAGTACCGTACAGAGCCGTACGAGCCTCAAGATCCATCGACTGCGCCATATGGCGACCCAGCAAGCGGGAGCTTGATGCCATAACGTCATCAAACGAAGCATTGAGCAACAACTCGGTAACCGCAACAGCCTTACCGCGCTCACCAACTGTGATCGAAATCTGGTTAGCCGTGAGACTAACAGGGTCCATGCGGACACCTTCAGTAAGCGTTGCACCTGTTGCCGTAGCAGCAATGTTGTTGTAACGCATGAAGTTAATCGTCAGACCGGGCTGAACGCCAAGTTCCGTCTTCTTAACAGCGAACTGCTCAAAGCGGAGAACTGGCATGGCCTGAAAGAGAATCTCTTTCGACCAAATCTGCTGGATACCAGCGCTAAGTTTACCGGCAGTGTCATAGCCACTAAGGGTAGTACTACCCTGTGAAGTTGCGACGTTTACTGCTGAGGTAATACTACCTGCGGCGGGGGAAGGAAGGGCCATGTTTAATCCTCCAAGGATTAGATAATTATGTTGTTAGGAGTATTGCAACTCACCCACGATATGGGCGAGCTTGTGCCATGAGCCTGTCTCGTACCTTAGCGTAATCCGCCAATGACATATTCTTAATGTCATTTGCTGTCACTGTCTGCTGCTCCATAATGTTGTCCAGTGGCCCGGTGGGGGCACCCCCAGTTGGGGAAACCCCGCGCAGTCGCGGCTGTTGCGTTGACTGCTGGATATTCTCAATCATACTAGATGATTTAGTTACAAGAGCTGAAATAGCCCTTTCTACTTCTTCTTCTGAATTTCCGAATCCAGATGTTTCTTCCAACAACTGTACAAATTCAGGAACAACAGATTCGCTAACCTCTTGAAGGCGGCGGTTCTTATAAGAAAGAACTGATTGGAAATGCTGCTCTTGTGCAAGTAGCGCTGCGGTTGCGTCACGCTCAGCTTGGAGTGCTTCAAGTTTCTGATTCCAACCAGTTTCTGCTGCTGTCAGCTTCTGATTCCATTCAGTCTCTTTAACTGCAATCAACTCTTTAGCTGACAGTTCTTCTTGTTCGCGAAGTTTACGTGCCTCATCTTGGCGATTAGCTTCTTCCGCCATAATGCGGGCAGCTTCTTCTCGTTCTTTTGAGTACTGATCAAGTTGAGTAGAAAGGGAATTTACTCGTTCCTTTTCTTTCTCAATAGTCTGATAAAGCTTATCCTTTTCCTGCTTACGAATAGCCTCTACTTCTTCCTCGGTGAATACTCGACCGGGAGTAGAGGTATTAGGAACAGATATTTCCTTGGCAGGAACATCAATAATGAAGGATGACTCAGAAAGTGTATTGAGCTGTTCTTGGGTAACTTGCTTAGCTGGCATGGGTTAATCCTCAATTTGTTTGGCTAATAATAAAATGGATTGGAGACCGTATGGTTAGCTTGGTTCGGGTACTCGGGTCTGGGCAAGTTGCCCACCGAATGCTCGGGATGTCAATTGGTTTACAATATTTCCGTCGGCTTTTACGCCGGGGAGAAGTCCATTACCGCCACCAGAAGTGCCGGTACTGTTTACACCTTCACCACCGGCTGGTGCGGTTTCAACTGGACCGTATCCACCATTACCGGTAGGAGCTACTCCAGTCAATGCCATAACAGCCGCTGATATGTGTGCTTGAATCATATCAAGTGCGCCTTGGTCATAAGCGTCATCTCGTAGTTCTTGATATATTTCTGCAATCTTTTCATTTGGAAACTCTTCACCAAGAAGAGCAAGAGCACCACGTTTCGATTCAAGACCAATAGCCATTTTTGCTTGAATCTCATTGAGTTTAATAAGAACATCAACGGGAAGTGGTTCTGGCCAATGACAAGTAGTCCTATAAGTATTAGGATTACGAGGATCAAGTATTGACAGTTGATCTGATTCTGGGGGCGAAGATGATCCGGGAGTCCATTGCATTGTTTCTGGCTTATGTACTGCTGAGGTACGAATAATCAACTCGTTAATACGCTCAAGACCTTTAGAGAAATGAACTTTCTTCATAAAATAACGGTTCATCATTGGCTGATATTGAATGGCAAGTGCAACACCTGAGGTGTTACTAATAGGTTGTGTCTTTCCTAAAGCAGTTTCAGGTACACCGGTTAATTCGTGCATAACGGATTTAATAAATGAAACATATTGCATTGCACCAGCCATTTCACCAGATGATTCAAGGTTGAATACATTGGCATCTTTGGGAAGACCTGCCCAGACTTTCTTTGCGCCTCGCTCTAATTGTGAAGCTTTAGCTCCTGTGATAATAGTCACGGGGGCTGAGTGGTAATTGATGATATCTGACACTTCAGTCATCTTGTCATTTAGCTCACGGTTTAGCGAGATGATATCCCAGATATCGGATTGACCCCAAGGGGACGATGAGATAGTCACATTGGGTATATGAACAATTGGAACTGTTCCAATAGGATTTGGATAGCTATCAATCAATTCATCATTGATGTACTGCTCAACAGTGTCATCAGTAAGGATTTCCACAAAGGTGAATACCTGACGAGTACCTTCTGGAGATGTACCCCAAAAACGGTATTTCAGCTTAAACCGCTGCAAACGCTCACGGTCATGGGGATGATATTCGGGGAAAGCATGAGCAGGGTTGATCGGGATGATGCGAATACGGCCGGGGTGCTGAACGCCGATGCTGTCTTCCCATGGATCTTCGTAGGCGATCTTAACAAAGCAGTCACCAGTAACACTGGCTAGCTGTCCCATCTCCCAAAGAGTATGAGCTTTGTTGTTATCTACTTCCCAGACATCGTGGAGGAGGCGGGGAATAATAGCTGCGTTCTCTTCGGGGGTACGAAAATGAATAGTTTTACCAAAACAAAAGTTGGTGATGTAATCAGATAGTGCGCGAGTGTAATTGAGAGTGATCGACTCTTCACCCATCTCACGTCGCTGTGAGTGATGGTGACCTAAGTACCAAGCCCAACATGCTGCATAGCGATTAAGACGGGGGCCGTGGACTTCAAATTCTTCATCAGCAAGCTCAACCAGCCCCAATGGAGAAATAGCAATTGAAAGATCACTAGAAGATGCTCTACCTGAGGGAGACCAGAAGTCCATGGTGCTCGTTTCGTATATAATGTAGGGTGCTTATATCCTACCATGCAGCATAAATCTATCTTACCTTTTGAGATGTTATCAATGCAGTCTCAAAGTCCCATCCAGCATCTAATCTCTCCCAAAGTATCTTATATGACACTGCACATCTGGGATCTTCTGCCCACTGAGATAATGGCTGCTCTACTCCATCAAAAAGAATAATCTTGTTATTACCTTTATTTCGGTTCTGTTCGGTAACTGTTGCCCATCTACAGTTCTCTGGACAGTAGTTACCATCAGAGTTGATTCGGTCAATAGTTAGACCCGGCTCCCAACCTGATTCCATAGCCCATCTACGAAACATCGGATAACTATTCCATATAGCCTCTACACGAATACCTCTAGCACCGTAACGATGATAACGATTATGATTAGGGTTCTCACATCGAGCGTGCATCGTAGACCAAACTGGGTATAAGTCTTCCTTTGATATGGCTACTTTGGCAAGGGGCTTCCTTCTTGGAAGGGGATTCTTTTCCATTACGTAAGTGTCTTTATACCGGCAATGCAAGCGATAGGTATACTGAACGTCCCACGAACGTCTCCCTCTTCAGTCTTGGTATGTGTCACAGTAATATACTTCTTCGTCTTCTTGACGATAATACCTACTGTGACGACCTTCATACCTACTGCTACAGCCTTGGGGGCGACCCACTCCCCAAGGTGTGCATCGTGTGCGTCATACCATGAGATCTCTACGTAGTGTAGTTTAGATGCCATAGATCTTCCCATTATATAAAGCCGCACCGTTGTGAAATGGAACCTGCTCGTAGAAGAAGCGATGGTCACCATCGGTCTCGTATGTGACTACACCCAATCCTTGCTGCCAATCCTCTACAACTGTGAGGGGACGACCATGCAGGTCAAGCGCACCCTTGGTGGAAGGAACTTCACCAGTGGTCTTAGCAAGACAGCCGGGAGACGCAGCCATGATTGTCTTGGCACCATCCCACTTATCAAACGTCTGTTCTGCCCACTCACGACGATGAATATGACCGTACAGAACGCTTGTCTTTTCACTGTGCAAGTAGACGTGGGCGGTACTACCGCTAGACTTTACGCGAGTACCATGGATGACCTTGAGGCGTTCATTGATCCAAAACTTACCCGCAGGATATCCTGCTATATATTCCACATCAGATTCATCAAGTCTGCAAAGGTGGGGGACGCTCAGAACGGGCCAACCCTCAGGTGTATTGCCCTGACGGAGGCCAAAGGCTGCTGCCGCATTATCTAGAATGTAGTTACATAGACGTTCCTCATGGTTACCCGCGAGCCATACGATACGTGCGGATGGAGCAACAGCCCTAATACGGAACATCAGAGTGGTGGCGTAGTCAATAGCTTCTTGAGTGGTGCGGTTGAACGCTGGTGAGAGTCTGTACTTACCAAATTCTGGAAGGTCTAGGTTGTCACCAACTAATACGACTAATTCTGGATTGATCGACTTAGTAATAGAAAGAGCAAGATCAATAGCGTCTTCATCGTGGGTTGATACAAGCCCTTCCTTCCCTTGAAAGTACCCTATTTGCATATCAGGCCATATAACTGCCCGTTGAAATTGCAACGATGCCTTAATTGTTCCTATTTTAGGAGACGAAATCTTGACAGATGGTCCGGGTTGTGCCACTGGCCATTCGGGGCCGGATTCCCACTTGGGACTTAGGACGATGGAAGCCATGTCCTTAACTTCTAGCTCTTCGTAAGCCTTACCATTGGCATCGGTCTTACCTACTTTGGCAAGACCTTGATAAAGGCGAACGTCTTTAATGCGATGTAGTTGGCCTACATCACTCGGCTCAATGCCGTTACGGGTAAGAAGATCTCGTATCGCCCCAAGGCCGACAGCGTAATCAAGGTCATTGGCTAATGTCACAGGAGCACCTCTCGTTGATGTGCTCGGAGATTACTGTCCTGCCGATTTCATGTCCCCAAGAACTCAGGGACTGCTCTAGCCATGCAGCAGTAAATGCTCGCTTATGTACTTTAAGGCTCTTATCTTCCCGAGCCTTTTCTACGTACAGAACTAGCGCTTCACTGGTCGCTGGGTCAAGAACCTTAATAAGCTCACCGAGTTTGCATCGCTTAGGAAGCGATCCCTCACCGTGCTTACGAAGAAGATCATCTACAAGTGCCATGTAAGACTCTCCTACTACATATAGGTAATGCCTTACTATAGCCGATATACCGCCGTCATGTCAACGTAGGAATGCCGTCTCTGCTAAAACAAAGTTGGGTGATCAAATTGCTGATGTGATATATGAGATTGAAGTTCTTCTGGTCTACGTGGCCATTCCGAGCGAGGAGCCATACCGCTGTTACCCCTATCTACACTGGGCATCCATCTCTTCGCAGCTTTACTTGAATTCTCCGTTGGACCTGATCGGTTCTTCTTGGGTGGCTTCTTGTTGTAATCTGGAAACCCTGATTCTGCTGTAGGAATGTCGGGCCGTTGAGTCTGCTCTTCTCCCCATTGACCACCTTGAGCCTCTCGCTTATGTCCTATGCCTCTTGCTGCCATAGCACGCTCAGCCGCATGGTCTACGGCAGCATGGAAGTTAGGTATAGAAGCTATGGCGTTTTCCCGGTCTGAGTGGCTTGTCTTAATAGCTCCAGCCTTGTCACGTTTGACTTTTCCCTGCTTGTCCAGCATGGGGTTTTTGTGATAGGAAAGGTGAGGAACAGCACCACCTCCCCCAGAGTGAACATCCGATACAAAGAACTGGGGGTGACTATCACTCCAGCTATTAGCGTAAGGTCCAGTCTTAGGACTATTTTGAAATGGTCCTGCTTTACCGTCCTTAGAGGTAACCCAGTCTTTAGGGGCAACACCCTCGGTGTGTTGCTTAAAAGACACGGCTGCTTTACGGATATTCGTACGGAAACCTTGCGCTTTACCCTTACCAGTATCTGTGACTGTCAAATCGCTATTAACTTTCTCAGGGTCTCTACCAGATTGAACCCACTTGACAGCGTGTTCCGCAGCCATGTCGTTTGGATAAGTAGTAACACCAGTCTTTTTATTCGTCTGCTCAAACTTGGTCTGAGGAGATGTCATAGCGTTCATCTGAGCATGAATCATGGGATGTATGCCAAGCTTCTTAGCTGTGCGATCAATTCTAGTACGCTGCGGTCCTTTGGAGTAGAACAACTCTGCCCGTGCATAATCTTCGCCGTTTGATCGTGCGCGAAGCCTGCTCTGATCGTACTGTGCCCCAAAGTCACGGCTCATCTGATCAATATTTGTGCCGTGACGAGCCAGCGCACGATGGGTGTGCTCACGTTGTTCATCAGTCAGTTCATGCCAACTAGCTGGACGGGGGGCAGCATTGGGGTCCGCCATACCGGGAAGTTGAACGTCATATACGCGAGGACCCTTGTGTTCAGGTAATCCTTCGTTAAGAAAAGCATGAGCTTGTCCAACACTCATGTTCTCAAAGCCGGGAGCACTTGTTATATCTCGGGTGCGCTCTTTACCCGTAGGGGTCTTCTCCCAAGACTTACGTGCGTTTCTAGCCCGTCTTACAGCGTTGGTTTCGTCTTTAGTAATTGGTTTGGGAGCTTTACGAAGACTGGACTTTGCTGGAGCCTCTACTACCCGTTCTCCGCTAACGGGAACCGGACGAGTCGGGGGATTATTCCTACGTGCCATTGACCGCTTAACGGACGGATCAACCTCTTGTACCTTTGGTTTTGATTTTGAAGTTGCCACGTTAATCCCTATCTATATTGAGAATGTTACTTACTAACGGATTTCCTTGCCTTAGAGCACATAGCGCATTTGCACTTGCAGCCCTTCTCTGGCTTACCGGCCTTGCACTTACAGTCACATGATGCACACATTTACTTGTCCTTCTTTTTAGAGGCGTTCATATTATCAACAAGGTTTGGGTAGGTACGTCCTGCTTTCTTAGCAGCCGCCTTTGCCTTACCTTTTTGCGCTGGTGTCAGCTTCTTGTCCTTCTTGGATGGGTCTGGAGAGTCCCATACCTTCTTTACCATTAGCAATCCCACTTACGAAGAGACTTATTGATCCTACTATTGGGGTCATTAGCGGTCTTTGCAGAAGTGTTCTTAGCTTTCATTCCTTCCATGCGATCACAAAAAGACTCACGTCGTGCAGCACTCTTTGGGGACTTAGCTGCTTCTGCCTTCTTAACGGGGGGCTTCAGGTTGCTTCCGGGATTGGCCTTCTCGTAGGACTTGCGCCCCTTCTCATTCAGGCCACCTTTAGGATTCTTACCTTCTGAGCGAGTCCATGCTTCTGACTTAGCCATGCCTGTTCCTTACTTAGTTGATGCTCGGAGTTGCCAGCCCCATTTGTTATGCATGTCAATACGTTCTGCTATGAAATTGGCAATACCCTGCTCGTCCTCATCTATTGAAGCTTTGAATGTAGTATTCAAACTCGCAAGAATGGAGACATTAGATTTAAGTAAAGCTTTAGCCATAGCATTAGGGGACTGCTGAGCTGCCCCAAAGTCAAAGGTACGAAGGCTCATAAACTGCTTCAGAGCAAAGGGGGCATACTGATCAAGTTTGCGAATATTCTCAGCAATAGGATCAATGGATGAATACACATCCTCATATATTGATTCAAATAGAGAATGATACTGAGAGAAATCCTGACCCTCTACGTTCCAATGATACCCATGTGCCTGAAAATACATAGTTACTGCATCCCCCAAAAGGGATGAGAGGGAATCAGTTAGTTTGCTCATATCGAGCTATAACTCAGCCTTCGACGCGCATCTTATTTGGTCGAGCCTGATGACCGCCACTATTGAATACACGTTCCCAGCCACCCAACGCCGAACCAACATCGCCAGCCTGAGTACCGATAACAAAGTCACTCAGAACTTCTGGAGCCTCAACCCATGCAGCCGAACCAATATGAGCACGTTCACGCATAGTGACTTCTGCGCGCTTATAGAAAGATTCGACAGTTTGATGATTGCGGTTATCGCCTGCGGTATCAACATACGCGCCAATTCCAAAGTCGCGTGGAACATCTGTTTCAGTAGCAACGCCCTCTTCAAAACGAAGGGTGCCACGGTTACCGGGGATACTCGGAGCCATAGTGCGCTCAAAGACTGGGGAGTGCTTTTCAGGTGCTCCGTACGATGGTGAAATTGCCATAGGGATTCCTCCTAGAGGGGTTACTGTATTATAAGAGTACCACATATGAACTTATATGAGATGAAAACCTATAACCTCTGGATATATAAGATCATCGGAAGAATGGATTATCTGATGCAGTTACAGTGGGCATGGTGTCACGTATGGACATGGAGCACGCAATGGCTAAAGAGTCGGGGTAATCGTCGAAAGCACCTCTCTCATCGGGAGCAGCAGCTAGCATATATGGACCTCGCTGCACCTTCTCAAGATCGCTCATTTGCTGATTAAACCTTTTCCAAGGTCGGGTGCGACGAGCCTTACTATGACCGGGAACGATCATCTGGTCTCGTTGAATCAGTTGAGTCAAATGAGTCCACCGGTCATTCTGGGTTTTTGCGTCTGACGAAACAGATACAACTTCGCAATGAGGGAGTAGAAGCGCTAAACGCTCAGCTACAGCACCGCCGACTCCTTGAGCATCGACTCCCACTCTGAGGATATTATATTGACGTAAAAAGTCAACAATCTCGAAATACTGCGTCTCCCATTCCACGTTGTTAATCTCTAACCAGTTTAGTACTCGGTGCTCATAGAACCCGAAACCGTCTGGATGATCCCAGTCCACCCAGACGGGCGTAACAATGGTGGAGTCATTACTACGAGCAACGTCGATTCCTACAACAATAGGGGTCTTCCACCAAGTCTTGACAAGTCCCATCGACGGGTCGTACATCCGCTCAAGGCGCTCGTCCGACACGAACATGCCCTTCTCCAGAAGCCATTGGTTTGCATACGACATACGGAACTCATCAGAGTCCTCACCGATACGAAGCTTCTCTTTGGCGATGTACTTAGCGTAGTTAGGGTTGTACTTGGCTGCGATCTTCCAGTCGTACTCATGGTGAGATTGACGGTGTCCACGTACGCTATTAATATCACGTCGTCTGTTGTACTGAATAGCGGTATAAAAGTACGACTTCTCTCGACGGGCGGTGCCACCAAGTACAAGGGTACCGTTGTTCCACGCAAGCATGGGCTTGATGGAACGCTTAATCATGCCTTCATCTGCTTCTTGGGCTTCGTCAATAAACGCAAAGTGATACGTCTTAGATTCAATCTTTGCCTTGGGGTTGCAAGTCTGCATACGGCAAAACGACCCACTACGTCGTAAGGAAATAATCTTTCCTTTACCTCGACTACCACCAGCATGAGCTTTGTCGTCAATTTCTGGATCTAGTAAGAAATCAACTGCATAATCACTCGTCAACTTAGAGACTACTCGTCCGAACACAGTATCTGCCTGATCTTCGGTGGGGGCAAACACGCCCACCATAAACCCTTGTTTGAATTTTCCTAACCATACGGGGTAGACATCGGCCAAGCGGGGCAGAATAACCATTAACCCAGCGATGACATTAGAAAGAATCTCAGATTTACCGCTTTGTCGAGTAGCAATGAGAGTCTTCTCTTCTCCATCACCAAGGACGATACTTTCAATGATGTTATATGCGATAGGAGTTTGATAGGGAAAGAATTTAGTATTACAAAATGTTTCAATGAATACAAGAAGTTTCTTAACAAGATCGTCTATGAATTCAGAACTAGTTTCATCTATATTGGATTCGTCCTCATCGTCTTCTAAATCTGAGGTAACTGTACTCAATTAAATACCTCTTGCTTGAAGTTCCGACCATATTGCATAAAAAGCGTCCATGCACATAGTTACTTCTTCCGGCTCTCCTTTATGGAAGCGCCACCTATCAGTAGCTACACCTAGGGCCATAACAGTCGTATCTAACCATCCAAGGAGCAAAGGGGTCTCGGTGGAACTAGCCCTTTTAATCATTTGAGGAGAAATGATTCGTTTGATGGGCTTTCTTTTACGCTTAATCACGCTTAGATACGTCATGGTAAATACCATTCTCGTCGTAAAATCCCAATTCCCTACCTTCAAGAATATTCAATATTCCAGTATTTTCATCATCAGTCTGCACACCATTTTTGCAAATTCCAAATTGGAAGGAATATGACCCTAAACGGACTTGCACCCCACGACCGTTTTTCCATGGTGGAGCAAGTTGCCAAGCACGGGCGACAAATGAGATGTGAGGGTCAGTAGGAAGACCATTATCTCGGGTTACCCAATACACGGGACCAAAGTATTGGAATATATTCATAGTGCCACGAAAAAGCATATACGAAAGCATGGCAGAATAGATTGCCAAGAAAAGTAGTACTACAGTAAACATTTATACTCCTGTGAACATGTCCATTTCTGAACTGGATGCTGGGTAGTGAGAGGTGTAGTTTAGGGTTGAGTTGATGTACTTGCCCTTAGAGGGGGCAGCATCAAAGGCTTCAAATAGTGATGGATACACGTTATCGTACACCCAAGGAGTCTTACCGTTCTGCCAAGTGATGTAAAGGGAGTTGGAACTATAATCATACATATATGCCCGTACTCTGGATGAATCTGGGTATTTCCATGAAGTGGTAAGAGGGGGGGCGGGAGGTTTATTCTCACCAAAAAGTCCATGGCCGTAGTCTTGTACTTGTTCTGGATCGAATTGGTCCAGAATGCGATTCTTGCCCCAATCTCCAAGTCCAGATTTTCTAGGAGTACGTGCCATTCCCGTATCCTATCCTAATGGATTACTACTCGGTCTTGTGTTTTAGCAATTTGATCCCGAGAACGTGCAATATTTATATCAGTAACTTGGGTATTGGTAAGGGCTACATTCTTAGAAGGAGTCACCTTAGTGCGTACCACAGCAGAAATGGCAGCAATCCATCCAGAGAGGGCTACCGAGATAGCTCCAACTAGCTGAGGATCTACTTTAAAGTAGAGCAGGATAGCGATAGTGGACACTGCGGCTGAGTTAATCAGTCCGCCAATAGCTACAGGTTCATTCGATACAGCCATATAGGTCTCCTGTCTGGTACCTATCAGTATACCTATATTAGGGGGCCGGTTTATCCTTGTGGAGGACTTGATGCTCAAGAATACTAGTGCGATGTACCAGTTTGTCTATAGCATCACGTAAGGAAGACCCACCATTAGGTTTAAGTTCTCTTTCCACGAAGTCTACTGCCCGGATAATTCGGTGCTGTCTTTCTAGAAAGCCTTTAATACCGCGTATCAAAGGTCGGAAAGTGTAACGGTAAATTATGCCTAAAGCTACAAGAGTTGCTGATACAAGAATTACCTTGTTAGCATGATTTTCCCAAGAAATAAGTGACAAGAAAAAGGGCATAATTGGGAGTTACCTCCAGAAAAGAGTGCATGTACACGTGTACATGCATAGCCACTCTACTACAGGGGGTACAGTGCTTAACTAAGAAGATGTGACCTTCGTCACATCTTCTTAATTTTATGCATTAATAGTTATCCATTGGGATGTAGCGGAGTCATAAACTTTAGCTCGGTGATCAATTCCCCAAGATCCGCCATTCCATGTACGTTCGTATTTGGGTGCCCATGCAGTTCCATCCCATACTTTGGCTCGTAGTAACAATTCCAACTTAGCTACGTTGAGTAAGTACAACGTGCTAGTAGAAGAAATACTAGAGATAAGAATAGCAACGTAAGTAGTTACTGTTACTAGAGGAACTGAGGCGCTTGACGCTATTACGGGGGAAATCACATTTCCAGTTGATTTAAACGTAATACCATTGAGATTAGTTGTGGTAGATGCTACGGGAACTTGAACTGTAGCCGCTGTAGATACTAAAGGGGAAGACGTAATAAATGAACCTGTTGTAGTCGGCAAACTAATTGTAATGTAAGTAGATACCGCTGGGGAAATAGGATAAAACTGGCACGCAACAGTACTTGTCGTGATACCAGCCGTAGTACTTAGCGTTGGTGCTAATGCTGACGCTGTCGTAGA